AACATTGCGTTAAACATTATCTAGACGAACAAGTGGAATCTAGATTTTTACGAATTAAGTATCCTGATTGGGTAACAGCTTCATTACTTCCAGTAGAACGATTTGAAGGCGCTAACAAACAAAAAGTCTGGGCGGATTCAAGGAAAGATTTTAATGGCAAAGTCTAATTTTAATTTAAGTACCTTTACTAACGAGGTTTTAGGTAAGTCCAGTCTGGCTAGAAACAATCGTTTTGAAGTAATTATTGCGTTACCAAGTAGATTAGATGGAAGCAAGTATAATCAAAGATTGATTAGTTTGTATGTAGAACAAACAAGTATACCTCTTCTTAATATTGCAGTAAAATCGCAAAAAATATTTGGACCTAGTTATCAAAGACCATTTGCATCTGAATATGGTGGTGAAGGAATCTCATTAAATTTTCATGTTGACAGAAACATGGCAGTTAGAAACTTTTTTGAAGATTGGATGCATTTAATAGTCGATAGAAATGATTATACTATAGGATATCAAGAAGAATATGCAACAACTATTAACATTCGTCAATTAGATGAACAAGATAATGTAACTTACGAAGTAGAATTGATAGAAGCATTTCCAAGAAATATGAACTTAATGGATCTTAATCATGGTGCATCTAATCAGACTCATCGGTTAAATGTGTTATTTGCGTATAGATACTGGCGTAATGTTTCTCGTAAACCTAATCAAGCAGTAGATGTTCCTCAATTAATTAATACACCTCAGGTACCAAGAATAGATAATAGAATTAATAATAGCCCAAGGCCTTCTGTTGGACCTAGATTGTTTGGTCAATCTAACGATAGAGCATTGGAAGATAGCTACAATACTAGCGCAGGCGCTGGTGGTGTAGGTGGATGATTTTTAGGAGATAATTATGGCTTTACCAGTTTTAGAAACACCAACATATGAATTGAATTTACCGTCAACGAATCAAAAAATAACTTACAGGCCTTTCTTAGTTAAAGAACATAAAGTACTTTTAACTATGACAAGCGCTGATGATAGTGAAGCGGGTAGAATAGTTAAAGATTTAGTAGATGCTTGTACGTTTAACAAGCTTAATGTTTCTAAATTACCTCACTTTGATATTGAGTATATCTTTCTTAACATAAGATCTAAATCTATTGGTGAGGTTGTAGAGGTCGTAGTAAATTGCGATTGCGGTAATAAGATAGAAACTACATTTAATATTGAAGACTTAAAAATTGAAAAGGATGAGAATCACTCTAATAAGATAATGGTTACAGACAGTATAGGTGTTGAAATGTCATATCCATTATTTGAAGAAGTAGTAGATATTTTTTCAGCTAAAGATACTAACGAAGTTTTTGAATTAATAACTAATAGTATCGTTGCTATTTTTGATAATGAAAATTATTATAGTACAGAAGATTATTCTAAAGAAGAGATTGAAGAATTTTTAAACTCTTTAACTAAACAGCAATTTGAAAAGATAGAAAATTTCTTTACTAGTTCACCAAAGGTAGTTCAAGTAATTGAAACTGATTGCGACCAATGTGGTAGGCATAATGTATCACGTTTAGAAGGATTAGCTAATTTTTTCGTATAACCCTTTCCCAGGAAAATTTAGTTAACTATTTTACATTAAATTTTTCATTAATGCAACATCACAAATATAGTTTATCTGAATTAGAGAATATGATGCCTTGGGAAAGGGAAATATATGTTTCGTTATTAATAGATTATATAAAGAAAGAAAATGAAAAACTTCAGATGTTAAAACAAAACGCAAAGAATACGTAAATGGATGATTCAAAAGGCACATTAGCAACACTACTAAAGACATTAAAAGAACAAAATGCTGCTAAGGCAGACATCGCACCGTCTGATGCCAATGAACCTATTAAAACACAGATCGAAGAAACTAAAAAACAGAATGATTTAATTAAAAAATCTGAAGAAACATTAAAACGTATAGAAGATGCTGTAAAAGGTAATGGTGAACAACTGAAAGTTCTACCTAAAGATTTAGCAGATAAACTTAATGTTAAGTTATCTGATATTAAGGTACCTGAGCAAGATAAAACAGCTTTAGAAAGCATTAAAGAGTTAGTAGGTGATACTAAATCTTTCTTTGGTAAGTTATCTGGTGGTATGGGTAAGGGTTTTGATTTTGTAAAAAATCCAATGGGTGCTGTCAAAGGTGGTATTGAAAAGATAAAAGATTTAGGTACTAAGGCAAAAGATACATTCTACGATATAGCAGAAACTAAAGCCGGGTATACAGCTGAAGAAGGTCGTTTTGTAGAAGAATATAAAAAGCAAAATAGAAAATTTGCCTCTGGCATGACCAGAGAAGAAATTGAAAGCGGTAAATTAACTGATCAAGGTACCGATTTATTCAGACAGAAAAAAGATCTTGAAGAGAAGGTTAAGTCTAAACAAGCGGATGTAGATAGAAGTAAAAAGTTTGGTTTTGACCCTACATCCGAAGATAAAGGTGAGCTAGAAGCTTTAAAGAGTCGTGAAGAAGAAATCTTTAATACTAAAAAAATTAATCAAGAAAAGCAATCTGAACTTGATAAGATTAACCAGCGTCTTATGGAAAAAGCTAATGCTGGGGAATTTGGTGATGAAGAGACAGCTCAATTAAAAAAACAAAAAGAAGAAACTCAACAGCAACTTTTTGAAACTAAAGCTAAACCCGGTGAAGAAAAATTAAAAGAAGTAGAAGGTAAGCAAACTAAAAATGAAGAAGCAGATAATGTAGTTTCAGCTCAAGAAAGCATGGCCGACTCATTTAAAGAAAATAATGAGTTAATAAAAGATCTTCTTACTACTACAAAAGATCAATTAGATTTAGTAAAAAATATTAAAGACTCTTTAGCTCCTAAAGAAGCTACGGATGAACAAAACAATATTCAGCAAAAGAAAGAAAAATTCTACGGTGATGTTACTACTAAGTTAGATGAGATATCTGGTAAGTTAGATAATGTAGGTAGCGGGGGTGGAGGTAGTTTATTAGACAATGCTACTGATTTACTAGGTGGTGGTAAAGGTAAAGCGCCTGGTAAACCGGGGTTAGGTAGTAGAATATTAGGGGGATTAAAATCTGCAGGTCCTGGATTACTTAAAGGAGGTCTAGGAGCTATTGGTGGTATGGCTTTAGGGTATGGGGCAGACAAGTTAGTTGAAGCAGGTCATGAAAAGACTGGTGGAGCATTAGGCGTAGGTGCTGAAGCTTTATCTGGTGCCGGTATGGGTGCTATGATCGGTTCGGTTATACCCGGTGTTGGTACTGCTATAGGTGGTGCTGTAGGAGGAGTAGCTGGAGGCGCTTACGGTCTTTATAAAAACTGGGGTAATCTATTTGGTGGTGATAAGAAGCAAGAAATAACTAGTACTGGAACAGGTTCTAAATCAGAAGAAATTGATGAACGTAAGCTATTTGGCGGGTTATCTAAAGATCAGTATCAAATGGCTGTTGGTAAGAGCAATGGTGAATACAAAGTAGAAATGCGTGATGAAAAGGGTGACTTGATAACAGACGAAGCTAAACGTATTGAATACATGCGTAAAGGCACTAATCAGTTAACCCAAGATCAAAAAGAAACCTTTAAAAATAATCCCACACCTAGAAAAGAAGATATTGAAGGTAGGATGAAGGGTACTAAAGATATAGCTTCAAGACAAGTACCTACAGGTGAAGTAACTGAAGCGGAAAGAACCGCTATGGCTAAAAGGAATATGGATCCAAATAGCCCTGAAGATTTAAGAAACTATAGAGCTTTTCAAAGCACTAGCGCTAAACCAGATAGGGAAGCTTTACTAACACCTGCTCCTGCTAGAAGAACTGGTGCAGATATGGCAACAGCTACGACTGAAAATACAGAACTAAATAGAGAGACATCTAGAGCAAAGCCATCCGCTCCTGTCATTATGAATAACTCAAGTAGCAACAATAATACATCATATGTACCTATGAAGTCCACCCCGAGACCTGAATATACTGGTTCAGCCTTGGATCGTTATCAATCCAGAATAAGCACATACTAATATGAAATATTTAATTCTATCTTTAGCATTACTATCTTTTCAACTACAAGCTGCTGAAGCTCCTCCTAAAAAAGCTCCTGCTAAAAAAGAGGCTGCAGCACCTGCTATTAAACCACAAGTAAAGAGACCATGTAAGCCAGGTCAGACAGCTGAAAAAGACGGTTGTCACGAAGTAAATAAGCAGAAATAAGAAAGGGCCTTTCGGCCCTTTTTTTAATCGTCGTTCGCTAGTTTAGCGAAGTAAGATAGCGATTCATCATCGTCATCTAGATCTACTTCTTGTTGCTTCTTAGCTACTGGCTTAGGACGAGGCTTTTCAAAATCTTCTTCTAAGCTTACGTTATCTACTCGTGGAGTAGAAGCTGAAGATGTCGAAAGAACTTGCTCAAGTTTCTGCTTAAGCTCTTCATACGACTTAAAGTGCTTAGGATCTAGAAACTCTTGTAGGGAATGTTCTCTATTCCAAATCTTTTCCATCTCATCATCTTCGGCTAATGGTGATGAAGATTCGAAGTCAGACTTATCGTAATTACGATAACCTTCTACATTCCTTGCCTTAAGCTTAAAGTTAGCACCCTTCCAGAAGTCAAAAGGATTGATTGGCTCTTCATCCTCAAATTGAGGTTGCATAACATCTTTAATCTTATCAAAGATCTTTTTACCAAACTTATACAAGAAAACTTTACCTTCGTTTTCTGGATGAGCTGGGTCTTTAACAACATAGATGTTAGCAATGTAAGCCAGACGACGCTTTTGCTTACGAGCAATCTCTTTGTTAGCTTCTGTACCTGAATTCCATAACTCAGTATTAAGTTCGGATACAGGATCAGGTTTACCTAAAGTAGTAAGAGAGTTTTCGATATACCACTTACCAGTAGGACCTTGAAAGCCATGGTTCCAAATACGAACCCAGGGTAGGTCTTCACCTTTAGGAGGAGGGAGGAAGCGAATAATTGCAGAACCATTTCCAGCTTTATCTACTTCTAAAGACCAGAAACGATCATCTTTTTGTGCTTCTTGAGTTTGAGGTGTGGCGATCTTTTCAACTTCTTTCATTAAAGAGTCGAAATTACCACGGCCCTTTTTCAGGGCAGAGAAGTCTAATGCCATATGTATCTCCGTATAACGTTGTATAAAAGTGTATTGCGTTGTATTAGCGTTGTTTTACATAATGATTATAATTACGTAATAACTCACTATCATCGCTATCGTCTTCGAGATCTTCCTCTCTATCCGATAACATATTATATATACTATTTCTATGCTTGCTAGTCTTATCGGTCCCCTTAATTACCTTATGTAATTTCTTTTCTCGGTCCCAATCAGATTGTTTGTTCTTCATTTGAAAAAATTAATTTTGTCCCTTAAAAAGCCCACACCTTTATTGATACCAATTTGTAACCTATGAGGACAAGGAACTACCCATCCAATAATGACGCCTAAAATTAAAACTAATAATTCAGACATTATCGTCTCCCTTTACATCTGGTACTGGAATGTACGGCCATGATGAAATTCTCTTAGCTATTTCTGCTTGATTATGTGCTACTTTTATTAGATAACGTTGTGTGTCTCTAATTTGTTCAGATACAGTCATTAGACCTTCTTGTAAGATACTAATGTTTTTCTCCAACTCTGTAATTCTATGGTGCGTCAAGTCCAATTGCTCGTCGTAGTATTCCATTATACTTTTCTTGTTGTACGTTTAAAAACGGTGAATACTTTTTAATAATTCTCGAGATATCAGGCCACATAAGATCATTATAATATTCTTTATCGAAATTATCCACAAAATTATAAAAATTATTTAGTATTACTAGCGTTTCAATACTGGTTGTCCTTCTAAGGTAGGACTTTAATATATAGGGATGTTCGTTCTTAGATGGGGCGAAGACATAATCAAAAGGTTTACTTTGCTTTTCCATCTGAAGCTGAAGATAACTTATTTCCTTCTCAAACGTATAAGATAAAGATTCAATACGTTTTTTCCAGAGCATGAATCTTTCTTTAGCTTCTGTATCGAATACACCACCCCAACGATCACCAGTAATAAAATTAGCTACTAAAAAATTAACTATATCTTTATCTGAATATGTTTCAGCAATCTTTCTAATAGCTATTAAATCATTACGTTTAGCAAACGCTTGTCTGGATGCTCTAACTTTACCTTTTTGTTTAATAGCATCATACTGATCAGTAGTAAAGTGAAGTCTAAGCGCTAAATAGTATCGATAGACCTCGAAAGGCTCCATAATCATATAGGAAGATGTCCGCGAGGTTTCATTAGGTTAGCAGATTCTGCTTCCATCTGAATCTTTTCTCTTAGCTTTTGATTTATTAGTGGACCAATACTTTCGATATCAATATCGATTTCATTACAATAGTTTATTACTGCTTCCATATAACCAATACGTAATTTATTTACCATCTCATCAATATAAATGGAAAACTCATTGGGTGATCTAAATCGTTTAGTAATAACTAATGCATCGGTTAGTTCTTTTAAGTCTTCATCATTCATAGAAAGAAAATTGCTCCTAGTAAGATAACTTGAATGGCAAAACCAATACCAATGGTCAACACATTAAGCATATCTTTAATTATAACTGAGCGAATGAAGTAAAGCAATAGACCAATCCAAACCAATAACGAAATATCGAGTGGTGGAGTATTATCTGTTACTCCTGACATGAGTGCAAAATATCCTGGCACATTACTTAAACATAATATAACAATACTTATCCAAGCAAATACATCAGCTACTGCTTTAGGTAAGTTTTCGAAATAGTTTTGAAGTTTAGTTTTAGCTTCTACTAATTCATCCCAGCTCACGTTTTATCTCCATAAAATATATGACGACCGATTTTAGCAACTACAGGTTTACCCCATTTGGGGTTTTTAATGTAGTCTGCATGAAAGTATAGTGCGCGGTTCAAGGAAGGTAATCTAAAGTCTTCTAACAAAACTTTCTTAGCCACTTCCATTGACTCTACATATCTTTCTTTGGATTTAATTACCGGTCCATTCTCACAATGCCACGAAAACTGGCAAACCATTTTCTCATCAATAACAGACTTCTGATATACTACTTGGCAAATATCGTTAGGGAATTTACCTGATTTAGCTCGATTAAGTGTGACTTGAGCTACTGCTACCTTGCCTTCGAATGGCTCTGAACCAGCTTCGAAGTAAATATTTTTAGCAAGACATGCTAATTGTTTTTCACGTTGAGCAAGTGTTGGTGATTTATTTTGTACGTGCTCTGTTTCTTTAATAGTTTTAATTTTATGTTTAGTTACAGCACTTACCCCTGTATAGGTACATAGTGATAAAACTGCAGCTAAAGATAATGCTATGATGCGTGTCATGTGTAATTCTCCTGTTAAAGGGGGCGAACCCCCTCGTACTAAGCGGACGTTTTCTTAGTAACTTTTACATCTTGAACTTGTGAAACAAAACCATTCAAGGTCTGTGCCCTGGCAATGATTTCAGCTTCTGTAGGGTAGGGAGGGAACCCCGGATGATCCGGAGGTGTTGCACCTGCATGTCGAGCATTTTCAACCTTAACGGTCCAATCACTCGATATTTGTTCACGTTTGCCAAAGTGATCCTGTTCTAGAATCTCTTTTGCCATTTTTAGAAGTTCGAGACGGATCTCGAATGGTGACATATTACTCATTAAATTCTCCTTGTGTGTATGTGTAGGATGGACTTATAGTCCAAATTTATTTATATATTCTGATGCCTCGGTAATCTTATGCTTTTCAGCTTCGTAGTATTCTATTAACCGTTCTTCAGTTAGGGTTCTATCTTCTGCAAACCAGCCAAAGTGATTATGACCCCAGCGATTTTGTTTATCCCCTTGAGGTATTCTATGCTGAATCTGTAAACGTCTTTGTAACATTTCAGGCGAAGAAATACAGTTACCAAAATGAAATACTAATAGGTCATGTGTATTAATATCTTTTTGTAAGAAATGTCTACCTCCAATAGGATATTTTAATGCAAAGTTATGAGCTGATCTTGCATGCCTAAAAATAGGATCTGTGACATAAGATATTACCTTTGAGTTTTGTTTCCATAACTCTGTATTATGATCCATAGAACCAGTAGGGTTCCAATCAATAAAAGATACTGTAGGAATAACTAATTGGCTATTGGGTACATCATCCATTAGAGAAAAATTACCTACTAGAAATTCTGTAACTGATAAGGACATTCGCCACCCTTCTACCGTAGCTTCTATATCCATAAGTTCAGCATCTAGAGCATTTACTCCAAAATCTTTATTACGAGATGGTACAATAGTCCAATCAGGACAGATTTCTTTAATTACTTCAATAGACCTATCCGTTGATTGGTAATCAATAAGAATACCGTGATCAAAAACTTTCTTATGATGGTTCAACCACCAAGGCAGCATATATTCTTCATTATAAAAATGAAGGGTTACTGTCTTTTTCATCCGTAGATTTCCTCAAATGTTTTTAATGACTTAGTGAAATTATCTCTGTCTCTTATTTCATGAGTAACAACATACTCATAATTTTGTAACGTTTTAGCAAACTTTTTATGGAACGGTTTATTTTTTAACTCGCCTAAACCTATCTCAGCAACATGAATATGTTTAATATAATTTTTATATTCCAAATACTTTTCGACAGGGTCTTGATTCTCTAAAAATAGATTATGAGTATCAATCATAGTATAGATGTTAGAGTATTGATGCTTATCAAGAAACTTTACTATGTCATCTATTGTAGTAAAGAACTCGGCACCATAACTCGAAGCAACAGGTTCTATTATAAGATACTTTCCTGTTTGATTCAACTCTTTATCTAGTCTATTAAAAATATTAACTAAATGATCTTCCCATTGCGGTATAGCTTTTCGCATAGTAGGAGAGCCGTAAACCATTAGCTCACAATTTAAATCTACCATGTAATGGTTTAGCTTTACTAAATGGTTGTAAATATCTTCTGTATGGCTAACGTCTGGAATATCTAGAGTATAAAATAAAGAAAGTAGTGAGTAAGGTGCAAGACCAATATTAACTAAACTACTTCTATACGTTAATAGATCAAATATAGTAAGATCTTTAAACGGTTTAATTTTAGTAGGAACTATTTCTAGATATTCAACCGAACTTGTTAGGTGACTAGCTACGTCTTGTAGCTGATCAAATCCTGTATCACTTACTGCGAGCTTCATGAATAAATTTGGCTAGTTTGGCGAGAGAAACGTCTTTGTTATAAAGAAAGCCTGTACCTGTGTGAATAGTTTTAAACACATAAATAGACCCTTGCTCTACATTATCTACAATATCTTTGTATTGAGGGAATAGTTCTATAATACGTTTAGTAGGAATTGGTTCGGGAAATAAATTAAAAACTTTAGGTGAGAGTAATAAACGATCTTGAACATCTTTATATAGATCATTTAAATCATACCATTGATAAGTTGACTTAGCTTTAATTTTGTCTACTTGGTTATTGTTGAGAAGATCGAAGATTATATTCTTCTTAATATGTTTACCAAACAAAGCAGGTAGTCTAAAAATTTTAAGATTGTTATAACTCAATAGCTGTGAGACCATTATCTCAAATAGACGGCGATTAGTACCGTAGTTAAACTCTGAAATATTTGGCGCATACCATTCATTTGACTCTAGAGGTGAATCTACATAAACATCGATAGTAGAAAAAAGAATTATATTATTAAACTTAAACTTGTGTAATAGCTTAATAATATACTGCATGTTGTAGATATCTTCTTCTATGTCTTCATTTACCTTCCATTTAGTAGCTGGAAGACAGGATAACCAGATATCATAACCATTAAGGTCTAACTTATCAATTTTATGAGCGTCTTTGGAAGAAAAAACTAGATCAAACTTGTGCTGTTCTTGTAAGGTGGTTCCTATTAGACCACTCCCACCCATCAATATACTCTTTGACATAATCTTCTATAATGTAGATGCCTTGAATTTTTCCCGTGAAACAATGAATGATATTACTCTCACCATTGATAACCGGGTACCTATCTGCAGACTGATTTTTATACTTAGATTTAACTGATGTATAAAAGCTATGGTATTTAAAGAAGTGATTAAAATCAGGAAAATACTTTAATATTTTATTCTCAATATTATTTTTTGTCAACTGAACATCTGTATCAGATATAGATATGTTCTTTAATTCTTCAGAAGATAATACCTGTCTTAACGGTGTAAATTCCACATCAGATACACTATACAGATTACCGCTATAAGGGTAGATAGAAAAGAAATCGCCATCTACAAGAGTAATAGCATCAAAGGGGAGGTCTCGAGTTTGTTCATAAACTAATGTTAAGGCTAGCTCGTAAAAGGCAGAATCACAATAGATATCTCTTATGAAGTTATTTGTACAATTAAGAACTAAATCATACTCATAGCTTAGAAACATCATAGTGTTTTCAGAAATCTCTTCCTGAACCACTAAATGACTGAGATGCTTATTAAAGAAATTCTGAGCGTCTTTAAAACTAATATACTTCTCGTTAACCTGAACACTACCTTCAATTGACTTTAAAAAAGGTAAACGGGTCTCTTCGAAGCTGTAATCGTGATATATCTTCTTAAATGTGCCAAAGTCAATAACTGAATCACTGTAGGGTACACAGTAGTAATTTCTAGGAACATCCTTTACAAACAAACCATAATCATTAATAAACCTATCAAAAGTATCTTCACATAACTTTCTAGTCTTTTGATTACGGGCATAATGATAACCTACATGTAATCGATTTTGATTATTGTAAGATGTCTCAGAAAATAAATTAGAATTTTTCTCGTAGATAGTTACATTATGTTCGTCTTTAAGCTGATAAGCTAGATGACAACCAACCCAACCACCACCAATAATTGCTATATCCATATGTAAAAAATTAAAAGGTAGCTGATTGGGTAATAAGGACAGCTACCAAAACCCCATCTAGCTTAAGCTGCTAGAGCGTAACTTTCATCGTTTGCAGTTACTTGTTTTGCTTCATTAACGTCGATCGCCTGACGTGTTGTCCATATCCTTACTCATTGCCCTGTCGAAACCATGTCACCCCCATCAGAAGCACATTCCGTTCTGCAGTACGTTCCCTTTTAGTAGGGAGGTGGCACGATCTGCAAATGCACTTCTGGTGGAGGTGGCGGGAGTCGAACCCGCGTCCAGAACACCTTTCATTCTACTTCATACAACAATAAGGTAACACACTATGTAGGATCCGCCCCTACGTACCCGTTAACGGGATCTTAGTCTCATCGTAGTTAAACCACTTCTAGATCAATAGTGTGTTATTAGTACAACCCCTTCATCCCCAGACATATGCATTTTAGCGTCTAGGCAATAGATAATCCACTAACTTTGGTATATTTACTTTCGTAAATATCTCTGTACTCTAGTAACCGTTTTACGTGGTTATCTCTTGTTTCAAAGAAAATCTGAGGTGCGTGTTCCTCTACAGCAATAATTACTATAGTTTTATTTATAGGAATACCGAAACGTTCTTCATACATGATAGCGTATGCTGAACACTGCATAAAGTAATTCTCAATGTAACTAGCTTCTTTTAATTTAGAAGACGTTTTAAAATCTATAACAGCGAGTTTACCTTCGTATTCAGCAATACAATCTACAGTACCAGCCATTCTCAAATGATGCGAATACATTCGTAACTCTTGAGCGTGAATGTTATTGATATTAAACAATACAGGTTTAATCTTTTGAAACAACTCTTTTTCTAAAGGTGTCTTAAAGATAGGTTCTTTGTTGTTTAAAAAATCTTCGCAGGCTTTATGTAACTTAGTACCGCGTGTAGATGCTTTAGAAGAGATACGATTAGCTTCTTCATTACCTACTCTGTTACGCCATTCCTGAATACCTTTTCTAGAATATTCAGACAACACGGTAGTAACCGAAGGGTATTTGTTACCCTCCGGTGTTAGATAAAAACGTGTACCGTTTTCGTTTACCTGTTCAAGCTTTGGTAATGTGCGTTCACTATATACATGACGAAACATATTGTCAATGGTGTCCTGAAAGTACTTCAATAGCGTGCTTATAGTGCTTGATACGATCATCAAGACCTAAAGTTCCACCATTAATTTTTTTAGTTAAAGTTAAAATATCACCTGAGTCTGCAAAAGGATTTAATTTATTCTTCCACCAGAACCAGCAAGCAGAATGTGTAGCGTAATAGGGATCTAATAATAGATCTGGATCGTTTAAGATTGTATCGTCTTGGAAAAGAAATTGCGAGCAAGCTCTGTAATTATCTTTACCGGTTAATTGAAGAATACCTCTTCCACGATACTTCCATCCATCGCCCGAAGCTTCTGGACCATTACCCATTCTGCTTTCATAAGCCTTATTAGCAATTTTCTCAGGCTTTCTTTCGTACTGAGCTGCTATATCAGGAGGAAAACGTTTAGGCCAAGTACCTGTTAAACCTTTTGCACTATAGTTTAAGCCTTCTTCTAGTTTAGTAAAACCACCAGATTCATGAGCACACTGTGCAATAAAAGCCGCTACTCTGTTTACAGTATCAATTTCATACTGCGGCAGTGCATCACATAAACCATCATACCAACTTGGAACACCGCCCTTAGCTTTAGGTATTAATTTTTGTAATTTGTCTAAAGTAAAGTCGAATTTAAAACTCATTTTTATCCTTTATGCATATTGTTCTTCGTATCTTAATCTTGCAAGGATATACTCTTTAACTAAATCAGATCTCACAATATCCTCAACCTCGAATTCAATCACTTTGAATGAAGGCATCATATCAGCAATAATCATAAACTTCTTAAGCCCCGAAATATCAGTTTTCTTATATAGATCGGTTTGTCTAAAATCACCACAAAAGATAATTTTAGACCTATCCCCGACTCGGGTAATAATACTATTTAGCTCCATATCCGTCATGTTCTGGCATTCGTCTACAATTATCACCGAATTATCTAATGTAATACCACGAACAAACGATGTTACCATAAAATTAATAGATTTTTGCTCCTGTAAGCGCTGGAAAGCATCAGTTCTGTTAAATAAATCCTCACAAATTTCTATGTAAGGAAGCTGGTATACTTCTGTTTTTTCTCTTTCATCTCCAGGTAAGAATCCTATTTCTCTAGAAGGAACTGCTGATCTAACTACTACAACTTTTTCGTAAGTAGTAGATTTATTTAATACTTCTTCTAAAGCTTTATATAGTGCAATATACGATTTACCTGTTCCTGCGAGACCATGTAACAACATGGCTTGTGACGTACTGTATAATTCGAAAAACTTTCTTTGATTATCTGTTAAGGGGGAAATTGTTTTTAAGTCGTCGATTCTTATTTTTAGTTTATTACTAGCAAGGGTGATTTGAGGTTGATATTCTTGTTGTGCTTGCTTTCTTGCCATGAATGCCCCTTTGAAAAATAAAAAAAGGACCGTAGATAATCTAAGGTCCTCCTGCTTGTATACCAAGAAAATTAATAATCATCTTCTCGATAGTTTGTCTGAGAGATTACTTTTATAATTTGCAGCGCTTATTTTTGATAGTACCTCCTTAAAACCATCATCGGTGCGACGGATTCCTAGACGGACAGAGTCTCCCATTGCTGGTGCTCCACCTATAATTGGCTCTAGCTGAGGATTATCAGCTAGGTATTGTTCACGATCTTTCCATGACATTAATTTGTCAAAAACCTCATCAGTTTCTGTATTGCGAAAAGTATATGTAGGCATGTTATTATTTATGTAAACCAAACTGGCGCTGATCTATTCTTCCATGATGCAAAACTCTTTTTGGAACCAATATAGTAGTTGCGGTAACTTTGAATAGAATCAGCAGCTTTAAATTCATCTGGCATAGCAGGTGGAGGATCTGAAAGCCATTTAAGACGAGGTATATTATTAGGTAGAGTACCAAATACTTCCTTCATTCTAATCGAAGAATGAACTTTACCGTATCTATGAGTGTATTCAGATAGTAAATCTAACCAAAGATAGTACAACCAGAAGTAATGAGTGGAAGAAGATCTTACCCAAAGACCAGACGGATGTTTAATATGAGAAGCTTTCCAGATAATTTCTTCTCTATAATCATTCAAATACCATCTTTGAATATTTCTATTGTTAATAGTTTTTCCATAGTAAGGTTCACCATCTAAGACTCGGTGTGCGGTAGACATAAGTTGACCATACTCAAGAATCATTTTTACTACATGCTTATCTACATGCTGTTGTGCACATAGCTTAGTGTCTCTACTAAGAAAAAATATATTCATTATTTAACGTTGTTAAGCATATCTTCAATAATGTCAATAAAGTCATCCGAAAAATACCAAGATGTCTTAGCTATGTTTAAACAACCAATAGCTAAAGTAGGATCTACTGTATTAATAGTTTCCCAGTCGTATTTTTCTTCACTAAACGTATTAACACAAATAAGAAGTACCTCTATTTCGTGATCGAAAAATAGAGGTAGCTCTAAAGGTTTTTCTTCTATTACTTCTTTAGTTGGGAACTGGTAAATGGTGGCGTTCATGCATCGCTTTAATTACCGGGTCTTCTTCAATAATAAAAACATCAAACGCTACTTTTTTATATTTACTTAACACCTCGTTCTGTTTATCTACTAAAGCTTCTTGTGTAGCAAATAAACCACCCCAAAGCGTTTTCTTAGTTCGTCCTAGTCTATCTAGTATTCTATATTCTAAATTATACAGTTCCATCAAGAACAGTCTCATTGGTTAGTTGCTGATACATCTCTTCATATTCTTTATGCTCACTAACTTCCTTGGAGAAGTTTTGCTTATGAAAAGTCTTAGCTAGTTTACGAAAAGTGCGTTTATTTAATTCATACTCTTCGCAAATATTGTTAATAGCTTCTTTAATATAATCTCGCTCACCTTCTACACGTGAAAGAGAATTAGAAATTTCAAGCAAGCAATCTTTTATTGCCTTACGCGACTTAGGATCGGAAGGAAGACTCATAATATACCTCAATAATTAAGCTTCGGGTTTAGGGGGGATAAGACCAGGAAATGCTTCACGTACCAGGTCTTCATTAAGACCTTTATAACGTTCTTTAAGTTTTCTATCTTTAGCCAAGCAAAGAACTTCAGCTTCAGTATAGTGTAGACCTTCACACATTTCAACAAAAAGCTGCTCTTTACGTAGTCTAGAGATATTTTGTTTAGGGTCAACCCAGATATAGAACCGCTTAACCTCTGTAATAAGATTAGCTGGTTGATATCCAATAGGTCTATCTTTGTCTTTTCTGAAAGGCGGCTCGCCTTCTGGTAGATCAAATTTAACGTTAGTGTCGAAGTTTAAACGTAAAATACCTCTAACACCAGGCGTCTCATTTTGTTTAAGTACTTGTACTTTATCTGCTTTATTCTTTGCTTTTTCTACTAGATCAAGCACTTCAGGTACTAATAAATTCATTAAAAATCTCCTATAAACTCCATCATCATTTTCATTCTATTGATGACAAAATAATCTAAAATTTTACTACGGTTACCTACCGCAGCAGTCTCAAAGGTATTTATAATACTTTCCTTCAAAGGCTGAGGTATAGATGAAAGATCTACTAACATCTTATTACGGTCATAATTACGTCTAAAGATTTCATCCTTAGGCATTTTATCTGGATTGTCAATCCACTCATCCAGCTTCTTCTGCATGATTTTCTTTTGACGCTCACCGCTTACTATACTATCATCACTAGATAATACGTTAGGTACACCGTCACCTTTATCTCCTCTAATAATATGCTCAATAACATACTTCTGTGGTGAAGACTCAGGTTTAATTAATTTTTTCTGTACTGGAGAGAACTGTTTTACGTTACTATACTTCTGTAACTGAATAAAATCATGATCTCCAGAGATAATTAAGAACGGTTCAGGCTTCTCTAAAAGACCTTCTTGAATTAAGTTGTTACTTTGAGACCACTCAGCTAGAGTAGCAATAACATCATCAGCTTCAGCACCTTCTACTTCTATAACCTTATAAGGGAAGACAGCTTTAATCTCTTCCTTTAAAAGATTAATAGTATCAAAGATAAGTGGCCAATCAAAGCCAGATTCTTCTCTAGCTTTTTTACGATTAGCTTTATAGTAAGGAAATACTTCTTTACGCCAGTATTTCTTACTATCACACGCTAAAACTATCTCACCATAGTCTCTACCAAACTTAGTCTTATGACTACGAATGGTATTAATTACCATATGTCGTAGAAGATTAACTTCGATAGGAACATCTGTACGGCTACCTATCTCCGCCATAAGGCTGGAGATAATAGTCTGACTATAATCAATAACGATCACTTAATTGCTCTCAGTATTATACATTCTTCGTTTATACGACCGTTAACATCTGAACCTTTAGTAGTCAGCTCATCCATAATCTTACGCAACTTAACTTTAGATGCGTCTAATATTATAGGAAGAAAAGCTTCAGGTCTACGTACTACCTTCTGCTCACACAACTCAGGGTCATAATTCTGTAACGTAGACCCCTTAACCTGAATGCCTAAAGAAGAATCAGTTCTGTAAACAGCTAATTTCTTATACTTTGAATTATATACCCATACTTGTGAAGCACCAACCATCTCAGCAGGATGAATAGAAGTTACTCTTGCTTCCGTATCTTCTTTCTTATACTTCATCTTCGCTACTTGAACAGATGCTGGTTTTGCTTTCTTAACTCTAGGTTTACGATTAGCTTTTTTGAAGTCAGAATACTTTTGCAGATCTTCTTCAAACTGTTGAAGCATTTTTACTAAAGACATTAGCTTACGTTTACCGATATTAGAGTATCCCTCTTTAATATCGGAATCAGTAGAGTCATATACAGAGACGTACTCTTTAATCTTATCAGTTACCCACTCTTGAATATCTGCACAATACGGTTTAGGTATCTGCTTCTGCTTAAGATCATTATATAAACTAAAGTCACTACCCGACTTTAAAACTTCATCAATGACACCTTCCAGTTCACCTATGTATTCCTTAGCCTTCTCCTTCATATAATCTTGTACTGAAGGACGAGGGGTATCTACCACAATCTGTTTCTTAGGATGATTAACTTGAAGCATGCTAGATACATACTTGTTAAAATTATCTAAGTGATCGGTTCTTAATGAACCACCATTAGATACAACTCGTGCTAACCAACCATAGGTATTTACAAAATGTGTATCAGGTACATCGTCAAACTTTTTTAAAGATTGACCGGTCTTATCTTCATTCTTAAGATAGTTACGCATGTATACCCGCGCATCTTTCTTATCACAGTTCATGTTATAGAACGAGAAAGCATGCGCAAGCTGAGAAGTATAATCTTCTGATAGATTACTAACTTTAGGTTCTTTAGATGTCAAAGCGCACCTCCTTTAGAGAATCATATCTAAACGAGCGCCATTCTTGTTTCTCTACATCAAATACAGGGCATACATCTTCGCTTACTTCTTTAACTCTATCAGTTTTCTTCTCATGATATTTTACATCTTCTTCTTTAAGAGTACATACCATAGTACGCTCCGTACCATTTTTCTTACTAAAGGTTACTGTTACTGGACCCATCTTCAGATGGCTTTTAATCCAGTCACGAAATATTTTTTGCTCTTTTTCATCCCAAGTACTATACATGGTCGATACCATTATTATCCTCGTCACTTTGAAGTTCTATATCACAATCTTCCCATCCATGTTTCCATGCATGATACTTGTCCGTCTCGAAATCCATAATATAAGGATTTACATACAAGTCGCTCATTCGAGAATCCCAACCCTCGAAGTAACAATGCCTGTAATCTGGATGAATTAGTATCATAGTATTATTATATGATAATACCGATGACAATGCAAATTATCTACGAAACACTTTATCCATTATTTCTTTAGGTATTTCGTGAATGCGTGATCTATCTACTTTCACAGTACTATCTTCTGTAACTCTTTCTTTAAGGGATTCGTCCCATTCAGACTTAAGGTTACTGAAGTCACTAAAAGTACCTGAGCTATCAGGTCGTAACTTCTTGTCTTTTTCTTTATATTGTACTAGTGACATATTAGCACTAATAAGGAGTAGAATAGCTAGAGGATCAAATACAAATATTAACGTAATGATTACCCATCTTACTGCTCTCTCTAAGTCATTAGTATTAGGATTATCTCCATAAAAGAATGCAGCAATATATTTTAACGGCCCGACCTCAACCTCCAATTTGCGTAACTCCGCAGCAATTGGTGCTCTCTCATCCGACAACTTTTTGAGGACTTTATTAGACGCGTCGATTTCTTGAACCAACCTGATACGTTCTTTCTGCTGGGAACGTCGTAACGAGACTGCACGCTCAGCTCCCTTCGAGTCTTCCGAGCGTGCCATAATCTGATCCACTGCCTCGTCAAACTGTTTAAGTGCCTTACGGTTAGTTTCAATGTTGTCTTTTTCGATTTTAATCTTTTCATCTAATAAAGCTACCTTAGCTAAGACATCATTAGAGGGTAAGGATTGATCTAAATGAGCTTTCGATAAGTAACCAAATATACCCATCGAAGTTATAAGAGAAAGTATTACAACTGAAACTACTAAGTAATACTTCAGCACCTTAGGAGCGGTTTTCCAATTACGATATGTCCAGGATGCAGCAACTACTTTTGCCGCTTCAAGAGCTGCTCCCATTACAGCAATAGGTACCGCAGCTGCAGCAAATATTGCCATTAAACCTATCACAGAAAAATAAGCCGCGATAACCGATAAGGCTAGCGCGGTCAAAAAGGTTACAATAATAATAATCATAATTTAATGTGTGATCTACTCACCTTAACCATTATCCACGAATTATACCACTTATCCCGGTTTTCTAAAACACTTCTGGTAAATTGCTCTTTCGCTTCTAAGTAATTAACTGTACCTTTGTTTTTACATAAGTAAATTATTTCTCGTTTAAAGTTTTCTGGACCGAATTGTTCTACATCTGCCTTGACTTCGTCAGAAGAACTCCAATATTCTTTCCAGTCGGATTCGACTTTAATTCTTTTACGGACTTTGTTAACTTGTTTACGTTTTGTTGTCCAGAAAAATTTCTTACCGATGTATTGCTTACCAGATAACAGATTTGTGATGATGTATACGAAACCATAATATTCTCCAGGGTCTAGATAAGGCTCATTATTGTAAGTCCATGTCATTCGTCGTAATCCATATCCTCGTCTTCTTCTTCCTCTATATCACCACCGCAAAACGGACAAAAGTAAACTTGATAAGTTTCATCTTGTAAACTGTGTTTTATCTTAAAGATTGCGTCACAATGATAGCATTCGTACTGCTTCATTCATCTACCTTATAAACGTTGACACCACACTGGTGTAAAAATTGTAACCCTGAATCATCTCTGTATTTGTTTTTATAATAAACGTTTTTTATACCAGAGGTAAAAATTAACTTACTGCATTCCATACAAGGTGCATGAGTAAGAAATAAATCTGCCTCTTCACCAGATTCATTAGAGCGAGCAAGCTTAGCTATAGCATTAGCTTCTGCATGAATTACTTCTGGCTTAGTTTTAGTTTCCTCTTTACCGTTCTCATATCGTACAATTACTTCTTCACATACGTTATCCCAACCAGCAGGCGTACCGTTGTAACCGATACTTATAACTCGATTATCTTTTACAACGATAGCACCTACCTGTAGTCTCTTTGCATGGGATAGTTTAGAATAAACTTCTGCTACCTTCATATGAGCTTGAATCATTTTATTATTCATTCACCGGACCCCAAAACCCTAATGGACACTTTGCTGACTTAAGTTTAGTTTTACCAGGCATCCAACAATAACATTGCTTACAAATTTTTAATGACTCGTTAAATTCAGTACACGTCATACAAAAGTCATATCTTTCTTTAGCGTAATCAGGCTGCTTTTCCCCAGACGTCTGTCCAGTCTCCACTTAATGCTCCTTTAGCATAATCAGTTGCTCTATTTTCAAAGAAGTTAGTATGGGTAGGTGCATTGATCATCTCTTCCACCCATGGTAGCGGGTTCTTCTTGACTTTAAAAATACCCTTAAGGCCAAGAGATATGAGCCTGCGATCAGCAATGTAGCGTATGTATGATTTGACGTCATCAGCAGATAGATCAGGCATCCCACCCATAGAAAATGCCAGATCAATAAACTTATCTTCGAGTTCAACCATTTTTTCAGCAATGGTATAAATTCTTGACTTAAGATCGTCATTCCATATCTCCCTATTTTCTTCTATGTAGGTACGGAATAGTTTAATCATCGACTCTGCATGCTGTGTTTCATCCACAATAGACCAAGTCACAATCTGACCCATGCCTTTCATTTTACCATGGCGAGGGAAGTTAAGTAGCATGATAAAGGAACTGAATAGTTGCATCCCTTCGGTGAAAGCACTGAATACTGCAATATGAGCAGCAGTAGAAGCGCGATCGCCATTCTGTGAGCTAAGACCAAGAACGTAATCGTGTTTAGCACGCATTTCTTCATACTCTAAAAACTCCGAATAGGTGGTTTCAGGCATACCTAATGTTTCAATTAGGTGCGAGTAAGCAGCAATGTGTAATGCTTCTCTTGCTGCAAAACCTAACAACATCATTCTAACTTCTGGTTGCGGGAAGTATGGTAGATAGTTCTTTACATATCCACCTGCTACATCAATATCTCCTTGAGTAAAGAATCTAAAGATGTGAGTTAGAAATTGTTTTTCTTCTACTGTTAACTTTTTCTTCCAGTCTTTAACATCCTCTAGCATCGGTACTTCGGTATGCAGCCAATGACTTTGTTCGTGCTTTAACCAGGCATCGAATGCCCATGGGTAGTAAAAAGGTTTAAATGAGTTTCTATCGTCTGTTAAACTTGTACTTTGTTTTTTAATCATTTACAAACGCCTCTAATTCTTGTTTTGTTTTATTACCTACTAGTCTTTTTTTCTCGATATTATCTTCTACTAATACAAGAGTCGGGACACCTCTAACTTTAAACTCTGTAGCTAAAGTTGGATCATTATCAATATCAATTACTTCTATAGGTACACCTAAATTTACCTCTTGTAAAGTCTTTTCAAGCATCTTGCAGGGACCACACCACGATGCTGTAAATCGCATTACCTTCTTCATTGCTTTCCTTAGTTAACTGTAAAACTTGACCCACAGCCACAAGTAGCTGTTACGTTTGGATTTTTAATTTTGAATTCTGCCGAGGTCAACGTCTTCTCATAATCTATTTCTGCTTCTTGTAAATACTGCATACTCATAGGGTCTACTAGAACTTGTACTCCGTTTTTCTCAAAAGAAAAATCATCTTCTTCTGCTTTTTCATCTAAAGTAAAGCCATACTGAAACCCAGAACAACCTCCACCCTGAACGAAGATACGTAACTTAAGATCCTCGTTACCTTCCTCGTCAATGACTTCTTTAATTTTTTTTGTAGCTGAATCTGAAATGTTAAGCATTTAACTCTTAATTTCTTTATGGATTGCACACCAAAACTTATTAGAAAGTTTAGTATGGTAAAAATGAAAATTTCTTATATGTTTAAGATTTTTTACAAGTCGCTGCTTCCAAAAATATCGACTTCTCAATCCTTTAAAGGACCATCTACGCTTACTAAAATGTCGAACAACTGGGCGTTTTATCCTAGGCACTAGCCTTGCCCTCTATCTTTTTTAAACGAACGTCTAGCAGATTTATTCATACTAGATGTTTTAACATGACCACCTTGGTTAGTTCTTTTGTGAACTGATTTACGTGATAATTTAGTTAAATCTTGTCTTTGCTTTGCCATATTATCCCTCACACGCTAAACATGCATCACCTTCGGTTAATGCCTTTAAATCAATCTCTTGGATTGCTTGTCTTTCAATTTTTCTAGCTACTTTATCTGCTTTACCAATCTTTTCTGATCTGCAGTAGTAAAGTGTTTTTAAACCTAACTTCCATGCCATGAAATGAACTGCATGTAAGTATTTTACATTTACATCTGGTCTAAAGAAAAGGTTAAGTGATTGTGCTTGATCGATAAAATGCTGTCTATCAGCTGCATGCTCAACAACCCATCTTTGATCGATTTCCATAGATGTTTTAAATACATCTTTAGTCCAATCATCGATAATATCAAGGTGTTGCACTGAACCATCATTAGCAATAATACTCGACCAAATCTCATTATAATCAAGCTTTGAGTCAGCCTCGCATTTCTCTTTAATAATATTATCTAGGTACTTATTCTTGTTTAAGTGTGCACCTGAGAGGGTATCTTGTCTATAAGCGTTTGCACGATATGGTTCAATACTAGGACTGGTATTACCCATAATAATACTACTAGAGGCATTGGGTGCAATAGCCATAAGGTGAGAAAAGCGCCGACCGGTGCCCACTGTATCGCGTGCTTCACCTCTTTCAGAACCCAGCTGTAGGTTAGCTTCATCTAGTTTTTCTCTAATGTGTTTAAAGATTTGTTTGTTGCGTCCGACTGCCATAGGACTCTCAAAGGCAATATTGTTTCTTTGTAAATAAGCATGAAAACCAAGAGCGCCCACACCAATGCTACGCTCTTGACTAGCAGAGTACTTGGCCCGGCTAATAGCGTCAGGAGCATTGTCGATAAAGTACTGAAGTACGTTATCCAACATCTCTGCGACGTCCCGTAGAAAAAGTTTATCATTTTTCCAATCATCGTAATACTCCAAATTCACTGATGATAAACAACAAACTGCTGTACGCTGTTTATCTGTTGGTAATATAATTTCACTACATAAGTTAGATTGTTTAATACTTAACCCGAGCCGTTTCTGAAAATCAGGCATATTGCGATTAGAAGTATCAATAAAATGTAAATAAGGCTCACCTGTCTGCATCCTTATATCTAAAACTCTTTGCCATAACTCTTTAGCAGATACTACTTCTTTAACTTCTCCATTATGCGGATCTATTAATTCCCATGAATCGTCTGCTTCTTTATCCTGCATACTCTTTTCGATTAACTGCATAAACTTATCAGGTATATTAATCCCGTGATGCAGATTAAGAGTACGCATGTTAGGATCGCCAGTAGGCTTTCTCATTTCCAGGAATAACATAATATCAGGATGACTGATATCAAGGTAAGCAGCATAAGAACCACGCCTTGTACGACCCTGTCTGTACGCCAAGGAAGACGCATCATATGTACGTAAGTGAGGCATAATGCCAACTGACTTATCGTCAGCAGAACGAATACCCAGACCAATTCCAACACCACCTCCTAACATAGATAACCAATTAACTTCTGATAATGTACTTACCAAGCCCTCTGCAGAGTCATCAAGATAAGGAAGAAAACAACTGATAGGTAGACCACGGCTGGATCTACCAAATGAGAGAATCGGGGTGCTATAACTAAGCCAATGCTTAGAAGCATAAGTGTATAAACGCTGAGCATGTTCTTGATTCGATCCAAAAGCTTTAGATACATATGCGAATCTTTCCTGTGGTGACTGTTCGTCTTCTTTCATGTACGATTCTTGTAATCGCTTTAAACCTAAAATGTCAAACAATGAATCTCGACCATAGTCGATCTCTAAACCTAGATACTGAGGCATATTCTTCCTATTATTTTACTTCTTCGTATATTTTCTTTTGCGTTGTATACCACTCGTTCCAGCCTTCTACCTTGACTGCACACTCATAATATAACGTATAATTTTCTACTACTACTTTGTGTAAATCCACTATAGATACCGGATCCCCTTCAATTTTTTTAAGAGTAGTACAGGCTTCTGTTAATGGTTTGGGTACTGCTGGAAACTTTGGTTTAATAGGTACTGGAGTAGAGCAACCAGCTAATATTAAGATAGTTAATAGTAACAGTTTTTTCATTTTTGCTCCACTACTTTGTTATGTTCTTCTACAATTATTTTAGGTACAGGGCAGTTTTGTAAAGCATCTTGCAACTCTTTTTGCTTCTTTAAGAACGCTTCTTTTTCTTCTGCACTCATATCTTTTACAATCTCTACTGTCCTACCTTCTACTAAACGATTTATATACTCAATGCGAGCTTTACCTTTTTCTTTTACTACTACTGTTTTTTCTACTATAGTGGCTTCTAATGCTTGATTAGCTTCCATAGACTTTATTTCTGCTTCCTTCACTTTGACTTCCATCTCTTTTACCATCATCTGCCATTTAGCTTCATTACTCATAGCACCTTCCATATAGATACCACCGATGAGTAGTACAATAGAGATAATTTGTAATGGTAATTTATATTTACTAATAAACGGTATCATACCTAGGAAAAAACTAGCTATAATACCACCCATACCTAAAAGGGTAATGAGATGAAAAAACCAATCAGGAAGAAAGTTAAGTAGCCACATCTTTGTCTATAAAATCCTTAGCAAGTGGAAATACGGATGCTATAACCTTTGCACATTCTCGTGCAATTAGCATATGTTCTTTTTGTGTGCCGTTAGCAGATCGCAACTGTATATAATGTATCCAGGAACGTAGCGTTCCGTTCATATAAAGTCTTGAGAGTGTTAAACCCTCTGGTAAGATGGCTCTAGCTTGTTCTTTAGCTATGCCTCGCTCGATAGATTCCTTATATATGCTCTTTACATTTTCGATAACTGACTCTTGCTGCTTAAGCCACCAGTCTTGTAATTCGTTATCATCTACTTCAATACTATTTTGACGATTCTTGGTGTCTTGTAGTCTAGCTTCTCGAGTAACAAACTCTAATTCTTGTACTGGGTTAGCATAACGCTGACTAAATTCTTGAAAACTAAAACTTCTATGTCTAAGAATCTGTCTTGCTATATCTCTAGTTGTCACTATCTCTAAACACATACTCACCATTTCAAGTGGTGACCAGTGCTGATGTTCAATGAGATATTTAATTAATTTTTCAGATGTATGTCCGTTTATTTGATTAGAAGGGTTAGAAACTCGTGCACAAAAAGCTACTAACTCAGTTGTATTTTCAACAAAATAAACATCTGGTTGTGAATATGATATAAGTTGTACTTGGTACATCAACACCTCTTCCATGCAATAAATTTTGCCTTAGCAGATAGACCCTGCCAGGTATTATTCTCAATTATCTTCTTTACGTTATGACCAGCTATCACCATATCATTTATATCTTTTTCTTCAATATGCTGAGGCCAGATAACTATTTTATTACCAGCGTTAATACTTTTCTCAACTATCTTACAAAGTTCTTTATTTCTTGGCTGGTTATCGTATACAAATACTATATCTTTAAGTAAGTTAGATGTTTTACTTAAAGCAGTACCAGCTACTGCAATACTATTTGATAAAAATAAACTATCTAGCGGGCCTTCTACAACATATACTGGTTTATCTTTATTAAGTTCATTTAAACCAAAGATAAGTGGTACTTCATCTTTAATCTTTACTGTTATATATCGAAGAGCTTCACCTCTTAATGCTCTACAAGTTACCCCGGTTAGTTGCCCAGCTTCGTCAAAAAATGGTAGTACGATTCTGGGTTCTTCACCTTTGATGCTTTCTTTATACTTATCATTAAGTTGGACAATATCTTTAACATTGTTTATAAAATATATTTGTTTAAATTTATCTTTAGGTATTTGTCTCTTAATACAAAACTGAACACCTTCATTATCTACCGGTAAAGTATCTAACCGATCTAATAATCTATCTATTAGCTTTTCATCTTTAGATAAGAACTTAGGCTCTTCAAAAACTAATTCAGGGGTCTGCTGTGGTGTATGACCTTCTGAATATTTCTCTAACCTGTATTGTGTGTGTAAATTACTATCGAACGTTTTTAAGAAACCACCAAATGACATAGATGCATCACAGTTATGACATTTGTATCTTAGCTCATTTTTATACTTAAAGAAATACCCTCTAGCTTTATGACGCTTTTTAACTGAATCACCACAAATAATACAACGACAATTGTAAAGAAAGTCGTCTTTGCGTTTAAACAAAGGTAGACGGTTACTTATTAATGATAGATACTTCTGGTCAAGGAAAAGGGACATAGATGAAAAAAGCCTCCAGAGAGGCTTTATTATAGTGTATTTTGTTAAAAAATACTAGAACAATTTGTCCAATTTAATATGAGCTAATACGTAACCGACTACAATAGCAGCACCCATAATCATCCATCTCCATTTTTCTAAAGACTGAACTTTTTGAGCTATAGCTGCGTGTTGAGAAGAACTAGCCCTTGACTGTTCTTCTAACTTTTCCATTACTTTATCGTGCTTTACTTCGATACTGTTATGTAAATCATCACGTAGACCGCTGATTCTTTCATGTAAAGTAACGTAGTTAGAATCGATTTTCTTTTCTAACTTTTCTACATTAGCGTTAATTGTTGTAACTTGACTTTCAAGTACAATAATTCTTGCAGATTCTTCTGCACCAGTACGTGCCATGATCGCTTCCATTACTTTTTCTTAGTTTTAGGTTTACCTGTTTTAGGTCTACCTCTTTTAGGTTTCTTTTCTACCTCTACCACGACTTCATCTTTCACAGTAATCGGTTCAGCGATAAAGGCTGCTTCTACTGTTGGAATTTTTATTTCAACAGGTACATCTATTACTATGTTAGGAGCTGTATCAGGAACAGGGCTCCATTGACTAGGAGGAGGAGCAGGTTCTATTACCTCAGATAAAATGGGTGGTTCAGGCTCTGTAGGTTTTATTTCTACTACAGGTTCTATTACTACAGCAGGTTCTTTAACAACTTGTGCTGGTGCCTCAGGCTGTTTTTCCTCTTGCTTAGTTTTAAACAAGTCAAAAAGTGCTTTTAACATTTAAACCTCACGTCTTCTAAACAATAATGGTTTTTTACTCTTCTTTTTAACACCAATAGTATCCGGTGTAAATCCTGCTATACCTGGAGTTGCACTAGCATTGTTAGCTGGTGCCTCTTCATAAAACTGCATAAACGTTAAAGTATAATTCTCATTTAAAAACTTTTTAGTAACTTGAATGTCTTCTTCTAGTAACTGTTGATCAAGTTTTTTAAAATATTGAAGTTCTAAATCTAAAGGTTCATTAGTATTATAGTAGTTTTCTTTAATTAATGCCAATGCTGCTGTAAAAGAAACTAGCTTTTTATTTTCTAAAGGTACTTTTTCAATAATACGTTTTATTCTAAAAATCATTCTATGTAAAATAGAATATGCATCTTTTTCGTCAGCAGAATTTAACTGACTCATTTTTTTAAGCTCTTTGCCTTTTGCATCGATGATACCTAAACGGTATGCGTCTGTATCCTCAAAAGGAGTAGTTAGCATACGTAGTATGCGATAAGCTATAAGTGAGTCAACAAATCGAGTCATATTTTCTTTAGCGCTTCTGAAACCTTTTCATCCAACGGTATTTCATAACCTTGAATAATTTCTTCTTGTGTTTCAACTACAAACCCTACTGGCATAAAACTTAAGAATACTAAAAAAGTTTTAAGCTGCGACCAGTACTTTTTTTCTATTTTAAAAAAAAGCATTCTAGTGGCAGCTTCAGGTCCAAATAAATTGTAAATTACTACTAGGTGATTAACAATAAGTCTTTCTTTAAGACCTTTACCTGCAGTATATTTTCTAAATAACCGTTTTAAATATCTAAATCTTTTTAAATCATCTTCAAATTCTGCAATACCATTACAAGCTGGATTATCATAATGTTTGATGGCGTATAAAGTAAAATTTTCTTCAGTCAATTCAAATCTCATTTTAAGGATAACTTACGTTAGCCGTTCCCCCGATGACATGCCATTTGCTGTTAGTATATAACATAGTAGCAGTATCACCAACTTGATTAAAGATAACATTAGCAGAACCCGCTACATTACCAATTAAAGTATAAGTGCCACCAGAAGTAGCAATCATAGTTATAATTTTTAATTGATTGGTTCCACCTGCAGGAATAGATAAACTACCATTAGTAGCATCTGTAGATAGATGAGTGATAGTATTAGTAATATTTACTATACCAGCAGCAGCAAGAGTTTGAACGGAAGAATCTAAACTAATAGTACCTTTAAGGGTAGAATTAGCTATATTATCGAACAATACATCTGCGGTTACTTTTTTACTAGTGTTAGATTGCACTAGGTATAACAAATCGCTACCCCCAACGGAGGTAGCGGATGTTAATTCACTTACTTTAGAATCTGCCATATTTTATTAAGTTGCTGTTACTGTCACTGCTGTAGATGTATTATCGTCAGCACCGCCGTCGCCAGAGATGGTTAATCTGAAGATATTACCACTGACGTTAGAAACGTTAGCAATTACCAGAGTATTAGATGTTGTACCTGTTACACCTGGCTGGCTAACTGTTGCGTAGCTGGTATCGCTGACGTTATCACGCTTGTACCACTGGTATGTCAATGTAGCGCCAGTAGGCTCAGAAGTTGCTACAGTTACCAGTCTTGCAGAACCACCGGCAGTATTAGATGTATCTGCTGGTTGAGTTGTGAAGTAGAGTAAATAATCTGCTGCTACAGTGTCATCGCTTGCATCAGTACCAGCGCCTGTACCAAATAAAGTACCAGATGCGTTAGATGCAAAGTTCTTCGACATAGCTACAATAGTCTCTGTTTTATATCTTGTCTCACCTTGAGATGTTGTGTATGTATTGTAGTGAGTCCAGCCAGTGTGTGAAATACCTCTAGCCTTGTTCTCAGGTACACCAATTTCATTTCTATCAATACCATAAACATTCTGAATAGTATAAACATTTTCAGTAGTAGCTATGTTAGCAATATATTTTGGTCCTTGCTGAACATAAGCAGTAGCACCAGATGCAGACTTACCATTGCTAGTAAGATCTAGAACTGTATCTGATGTCACAGTCCCTACTTGGAACTTAGTACCAGTAATAATTAAATAATCACCTTCCTTAATATTGGAAGTGAAGTAAGTACTGGAACCGTTTACACGCGAGTTACCTGTATAAGAAGTAACGGTGCCGGCTGCAGTAACATTATCTAAATTGCCCCATGAAGACATTTAATTCTCCTTATTCTTCGTCTCTTTTACCAACAGGACCCATATTTTCCATCTTTCTATTGGATCCGTGGTGAATATACTTACGGCGCATACCCTCTTTATCTGTAACTACATACTCCGCATGGGGTTGGCCACTCTTGGTACTATATTTAGGCGTAGAGACTTTGTGACCCATTTTTTCATGAGCTTTTACTTTAGCTTCGATGTCTGAGCGTACGAACTGTTCTACAAAGATATTAGTATCTTGATTTTTAAACGCTTCGTTAGCTAACTCAATAGCATTATCTTCCCCAACAATTGACTTAGCTGCAGTCAAATAATCACCAAAATTATACGATTCTTTTAATTCGAATTCAATAGGAGTATGTACTAAAATGGTTTCATCTGCATCATTATCAAATTCTACTTCTTCATTTGCTAACTGAGCCTTGCCTTTAGCCATTTTATTTACATAATGCTCATGACCAGGTGTACCAGGGCCGCCGCGTTTAGTACCCATATGACTCCAAGCCATGGATCTTAAACCTTTTGTATCTAAATGGCTATATTTTTGAGCAAATTCTTTATCGCTCATATTAGCAATATTTTGCTTATGACGAGCCACGCTAGATGGCATACCTGCTTCATCTAATTGATCAAAATTTTCTAATACCTGTTCAATTTCTTCATCTGTATAGTCAACATCTTCTTTAGCTAATACTTTTTTAAGTACAGCACCAGCAACACGTTTACCAGCTTCTTCCGAACCGTATCTAGCGGCGGCTGCTTTAGCAATCTTAGCAAAATTTTTACCAGGCTTACCTACATCTTCGCCTTTTTTAAATCTTGCTTCATCAAGCTCTTCTTCCTCTTTCATCGGCTTGGCTTTTTTACCAGCGCGAAGCATTTCGAAATCTTTAGCCGTCAGCTCATCTTTTTCAGGCTCATGAACATCTAGCTTCTGCTGATTTGGATGCAGTGGCTTTTTAGCCTCATCTACCTGAGTATCTTTTTTTAGCATAACAGCTAAAATAGCTTTTTGTAACTCTTTATCCATTTTTATTTCCTAGTCTAGTTTTGATACTGGAGTGTTTGACCAATACTTGCAGCTCCAGTATCTCGCTTTCCAACGAGGTCCTGGGTTATCGCAATTGTGTCGAGCTCTAAAGCTCTTTCTTCTTTCCGGATCATCTCTCTTAATTGATAAGTTAGGATCACCGAAGCTTACCTTTACTACATTACCTTTTTCATTTTTAACGTAAACCGCTCGTTTTTTAGGTCCGCCTGGAGTAAGAAAAGGCTTACCAAGTTTTTTACCTGCGTTATCTTCCTCTTCTAGTTCACCCCAGTCTTCATATAATTCATCACCAGTAGATTCAAAATACTCTTCAACAATTCCATATTCATCTTCTTCAGGACAATATTCGCAATCTTCTTTCATTGCTGCCATATTGTCTACTAAATTAGGATAAGGGCGACCGGCGGCCTTAGCTCTTCTTTTAGCTTCTGCTTTTTGTGCTGGTGACATTTTACCACCTTTACCCTTGTTAGGGTTAGGCTGGTCCCAAACAGCTTCAGCAAGCTCTGTTCTTAATTTTAAAAATGTTTTCATTGAAATGCTTTTTGTGTAAATTCTGCTTTTTGTAAACCCCAGTGCCTAGCTTTCCAATCATTCTGTTCCATACCAGGTAAGCTTTCCCACTGAGCTTTTTTAAACTTAAGACTATCGGTAAAATCAACCCAATCAGTATTAAGTATTCTTCTTTCTAATCTTTCTTTTATTTCTAAAGCAATATTATAATCGTTATAATCTAACTCAATATGAAGTACTTCTATTGCATGTTTATGATCGTAATATTCTAAAGAAAAATCTAAACCCCATTTAGGTCTTAATCTAAGATATTTATTTAACTCAGGAAACTGTTTTTTATGAAATTCTAATTGTTCTCTTGCTTGTTCTGTAAAATTGTAACGCTGTAACAGTAAACTATGATCTACCTTTAGTTTGTCATGTTCACATTTAATCCATTGTTTCTGACAACCTAAATGATTTAAACAGTCTTCTAAATGTATATTGTTTTCTCTATAATATTCTTGTTCTAATTTAGATAATTCAAACCCATCATTATCAAAATACCGTACATTATATTCGTTAATTTTTTCTGAATCAATTGCTTGTTTTATACTTAAGTCGAAATCAAAATAGTTATCGACAATAAAAAGCATTATAGGTCTTCGTCGTCTATTGGTCCGTTAGTTAACCATAATGCACAAGTTCTTGAACCTGCACATTTAAAGTGTAAAAGATTACAATAACCTAAATCAGCTTTTTCTATAGTAGCCATGGCACTGGAACCTTTAGTATCACCTACTATACCTTTTTCAATACAGGATCTCATTTTATCTGAAATATCAAAAGCAGCACAGTTTTCACACTTCATAGTCTTAGCAGTATCTAAATCTATACTCCAGATATCAGCTAACTTTTGCCAATGGTCTTCCGGTTCATGAGGATTAGCAGGACCATAATGATATTCGTCAATAGCATGTTGACGATTTTTTACATTAACATGCACATCCATAGTAGCTACTGGACATGTTTGTTCTTCTCTTAATAGAAAAAACGTTTTCATCTTTTCTTCGGCGCCTTAGAGGGCTTTAATTTAGGTGCTTTAGAAGGTCTCATCTTAGGTGCAGATGATTTAGTTCTAAAGCTTGCTAATCTTTTCTGCTCTATATCTCTCATTTTAGGAAGCATTTTAGTAGCAATGGCAGCTTGAATAAACTTCATTCTAGATACTTGTTGCTCAATTCTATCCTTTTCTGCTGCAGATAGAGTAGACTTGTCTCTTCCACGTAAGAAACGTTTGTAAACCGCGCGACGTGCAGCTAGTACCGCTCTTTTCTTTAACACATTCATAGAAGAAGCACGACGTAGTTTCATACCACGCGCTACGTTTCTTTTACCTCTAAATCTAGCGAATGCTTGACGTTTCTTTAGGCGAGCTTGTGCAGAAAGTTTTTCGTCTAGATATTCTTCTTTTACATGCTCTTCATCTTCCTCTTCGTCATCCTCGTCTTCTTCTTCCGATTCGGCATCGTCAACCAATTCATCGTCTTCGTAGAGATCAGCGATGTCTTCCCACGTGAGATTATTAACGATTTCATCAATATCTTCTTCAGATATAGTCTCTTCTTCGCTTTCATTTTCTTCTTTTATAAAGCTACTAAATGATAATGCGTTTTCTTTAACATTATACTTTTTCTTTAACTCAGCAGTTTTAGCCATACGCTCTTGATGGGGTAAATCAAAAGTAGTCTTTAATTCTTTGTAATAATCTGGATGTGGTAGACCGCTTGCTTTTCTTAATGCTTGATGCCTTGCATACATCTTATCCTGAACGGATTCTTCTACCTCACCAAAATCAGCTTTAGGAACATGAGCGTATGGTAAATCACCAATAGTAGCATCTTTATGGCCATGTAGTTTAAGCATATCATCTACATGGTTTTTCATGTAATCTTCATGCTGATCTAATACACCTAATGATTGTAATGCATCATGAGCAATAGTCATATGATAAGAAAAATCATGGATCATGGCGTTAGTAGCCATCTTAGCATCCATAGCTTTCTTTTTAATTGCTAGATAATTATCGGTAGCTTCCATGGCTGTCTTTAACAGCTCATGTTGTAAATATGCGTCTGTAATCATTTAGTAATTGACCTTAACATCCAAGCATGTTTTTCGTGAGCTTCTATTCTATCTTGAATATGATTTGATACACCAAAACTAGATTCTTTTTCTGCTTCGTCATAGGCTTGATATAAAATGGCTAGCAATCTATCATTGTCATTTCTTAAATTAACTAGCATAGTCCTTGCATCAGGAATAGTATCACTTTCATCCATGGAGCTATATGACATCAATCTAGCTAGGGAAGGTGGCGCATAAACGTTTAATGTTCTTATTAATTCAGCAATGGTATCTACAGACCCGTGAACATCTTGGTACAAGTCACCAAGAAAGTCGTGATACTGAGCAAAGTCAGAACCTTCCACATTCCAATGGTAAGAATGAGCTTTAAAATAAAAACCAAAAACTTCAGCTAGTAATTTTCGTAAAGTATCTGCTAACATTACATCTCCAAGTATTGTTTAAATTGCATTTTTCTAATATGCGTAGGCTTCATAGCTATACCAGCTTCTACTTTTCGTACTGTGTCAGAAGAAGTCTTAATATTTTTTTCTGCTGAAGGTGGTTCATTTTGATGATGACCTGTAGGTTCACCAATATGTTTATTTGCTCTTAACGTTTCAATCATCGACTTAAATTCTTTATAAGCCGAAGGACATATGTCAAAGTTTTTAGTTTGAATACCATCAAACTCTAATTGTTTAGATATCATACCCATATCTTGCTTTTGCTGTTCAGTCATTAAAAGAACTGGTAACTTATTCTTAAAGGTAACGATAGTCTTAGCGAATTCAATCTCTCTTACATCCTCTAACCAGCATTTAACTGATTCACCCTCTTTAAGAGTAACTGTAACATAGTTAGAGCCTCTGAAGCTAATCTTACCTACTTTACCGTTAGCTTCTACAATAGAGCCGATCTTAAATATTTCACCAGCCACGTATTGCTCGCGAACAGGTTTCTTATTTTTTTCCTCTCCGGGTGTCATATCTCTCATCTTATTAGTACCTTTTGTTTCTCCCCACTGGTATTTAGAAACCTTTAAATGCGGGTCGTAGATTTCATGAAGCCCCATGCCTGATCTAACATCTCGAAATACTTCTCTTGCATGTCCCTCATTGGCTGCAAGTTTACTAGGAAGACCTTTTCTAAAAGATGAGAAGTCATTATTGGTAGCATGTTTGCGCATATCAGTACCTGAAACACCGGCCTTCCTTTCGCCTGTAGAGGCTGTAGTAATAGATTTAAAGTTATAGTAACCGTGTTTGCCTTCTTTACCGTTATAATCTTTTAGACGGTTATATTCTTCAGCTCTATCTGAACCACCGGCTATAATTACATGTTTAAAGCCTTGTTTATGCAGTTCAGAAAGATGATGAAAGATAGTAGGTTTCTCTTTAGAAGATGTGGTAATATTGGTACCAGGAAAAGCACGTTTTAAATGCTTAGATTTCTGCGCAACTGATAAAGGATTTTTCTTTGCATCTTGAGAGTGGGATGCAATGACTAAATGATCAGCATTGTGTTTTGCTGCTAGACTTTTAAGACCTTCAACGTTTTCCTCATGTCCTGAAGTAGGAGGATTCATGCGGCCGAATAGAACGGCAACAGTCTTTTTTTCTGATTCTAGTAAGTAATCTTTGAAGGCCATTGGATATAGGTTAATGTTACAATTAGATTATTTATCTTTTTTTATTTTTACCCTGAACCATATTGATTCGCCAATGAGCTAGTTGCTTTTGACGAGGGGATGCTGTTTCAGATGATCTAATCTTTTTCAACTGGGTTATTGTTTTACCTTTAAGACCGTGGCGCGCCATGTCTCCCTTATCTTCAGGGTTACGCTTATCCATAAAGTTTTCTGATACTTTTACACAATTAGGTACCATACGCCCACCTTTCATTTTCATACCGCGCTGTGTCCATCCATCCCAACATTTTTCTCTTAGTTCTTTAAACGTTTTCATTAACTCTGCTCTTCCCAAGAAATAGACCCCAAGGCGTCGTCGTTATTGGTGGTTGCTTTTACAGCAACAGTAAAAACTTCAGCAACACCACCTATATTAGCTCTTAATTGGAGTGTGTGGTTATGCTCTTTAAGATTTATACTAACGGGTTGAGCACTAGTTCCTCCAACGAACATACCTTGCATTAGTTCATAACCACCTGTACCTAGAGTAGTAGCATTTGCATTATACTGAACCACGCTATCACTACCTGTAGTTTCCCAAACACCACCTATTACATTAGCATTCCCGACTAATTTATATACAAAAGGAGTGTTTTGTAAACCAAATAAATCTAATCTTACGGGTAACACTACATGATCTCCCTCACCAGATTTAAGTCTAAGGGATAATAAAGGTCTAAATGTAGTATCGGACATTTCCAAACCGATTAGGGATGTGGAAGCTGATCTTGTAATAACAGCAGGTGCATACCCGGCTTCAGATATAACGGTTGAACAAATTTGTTTAAGATTACTAGTACTGGTTGTTATGCCGGTATTTTCAATTTCATATCTCACCGGCAAGGTTGCTGTTGTCATATAGACATTAGATTCCAGATTTGCATGATTAAACTGATGAGCAAAATGATAAGTACCGTCAATTATAAACCCTGTACGCACAGAGCCGACACCTAACCATTCTATATCAGTAAAGAAGATTTGAGCTTTGTCAAGGTTTAAAGATACTTCACTATCACCTGAACCATCTAACTTATCTTGGTTCCATTGTGTTTGAGGTACGCGCACGTCAACTGGTGACCCGGTTACCGAACTTCTTTTAACAATATATGCAACGTTGCCTTCTCGTTCTAAAAATATACCATTACTATTATCAAAGTAGCCTACACGCTGTCTAAGATTAGCCTTACCCTCATTCATTACAAATGTGTTAAGTGTTAACAGACTCTTTCCCGGCTGATACATAAAGTATTGTTTTGTTTGTCTTACTACTTTAGATCCACTTGAAGAGTTTACCCCCATATCAACACAGGCTAAGTTTGGTTTAAAAACTGCAGTACCGTTTACTTTGTCTGTATCCCATACTCTTGGTTTCTCATCAACAGAAAAGGTATTATCAAAAATAGTATGAGGGGAGGCAGTTCTCAATCTTCCAAAAGAGTCTATAGTAGCACCACTAAATGCTACTGTGATAGGTGAGCCTTCTACCCCTATAACCGGCAGAGCATTACCTACATCATTTTTAACTTCTACCTCGTTAGTAATAGATGTATTGCTACTGAACAAATACGTCATACTATTCTCCAACCTTCTCTGTATATCATCTGTATACCGCCGTTATTTTGTGCTAAAATAAAACCACCAGTGTCATTATCAACAGTACAGTCCACTGTAATTGGATTATTAGAACAGTTACCTGATTCATCTTTTATAATTACCATTCTACCAGGAAATCCTAAAGAGTCAGGTATTGTGATTGTAATAGTAGAGGTAGCATTAACCCCTACATAATAATCTTTTCTTGTAAAGGTGTAATTTGCTGTTATTAGTTTGACTGGATGGTCAAGATTAATTACGTCCCCTGCACCACCACCTGGTCCTGCTAAAGATATTTTAGAAATCCAATCTTGTAAAAATTGGATTTTCTTTTTAACATCATTGAAGGATCTTACATCAACTGAAGAATCTGGTTGTTGATAAGAGTCATTTTGCTCTTCTAACTTTACTTCTTTAGTAATATGATCAACCGCTCTATCAGCTAAAGTAATAACTGGTTCAATAATAGGTTCAGGTATTAATATTTCTTCTACTAATTCTTGTTCATTAATAACAGGAGCTGTTTCAGTTACAGGTTCTAATAAAGATGTTAGCGGCTCAATAACTGCGTTTTTTACAGGTTTAATATCTTCATTGAAATCTAATAACGATTTTATACCATTTCTAGGCTTAGAAATTTTATATTCTACTTTTTTTTCTTCTCGAACAGGTAGCTCGATAGGAGTCCATAGATCTTCTACTCTATTTACTTTTTTAGCTTCCTCTGGAACTAAATCCTTAAAGGATAATTTATTCATAGCCTTGCTTTAAGTTCGTCTATTTGTTTTTGTTGCTCTTTAATACTTTCAATTAAAAATGCAATAATAGAATCATAAACAATAGTTTTTATTCCACTAGAATTAGTATGTACAATTTCGGGTAGAATTTCTTCAACATCCTGAGCAATTAACCCGAAAGACTTTTCACCAGTAGAATTAAATACAAACGAGACACCTTGAAGCTTATTTAAAGTGTCTAATGAATTTTGAATCTCTTCTATTTCAGACTTTAAATTTCTATCAGAGTAAGTATAAAAATATGGAGAGGTAATGTACTCTGTAGCATTAATATTACCAGTAACTTCTACATTACCCGTTATATTAGCACCATTGGAAACAGTTAATGAATTAAAAGTTACATCACTAGTTGTACCTACTGCTTGACCAATAGCAATTGTGGGTGTGGTACCTTCGTTTCCTAAACCGGTAATAGTTATCCCAGTTCCAGCAACTAAATTAGCTACATACGTTCCTGTAGTATCAGTTCCTAATTCAACTGAATTACTTGAAATAGTTGTAGAAATGGTAATAGTATTTGACGCAAGATCAATTAACGATGCAGAGGCTGATCCTGATACATCACCAGTTAAGGTAACTGTAATAAGAGGATCGGGTTTGTTAGTTGTGTTAGTCCAATCTAAGTAGTAAGAACCTTGTTGACCGTCTAATAAATCGGAATCTAAATTTGAACTAGCTCCATCTACACTTAATAACCCGGCTAATAATACAGCATTGCTAATAGATGTAGAAGATACCCCGGCAACAGTAGCTACTAAAGTATTAGCTTTATCAAAAGCAGATCCGGCGTAAGTAACAGCAACATTTGCTCTATCATAAGCAGCATTAGCTTGATTTCTAGAATTACTTACAGACGTTGTTATTGTTGTGGCAAAATTTGCATCATCGTTAATAGCAGCTGCTAATTCGTTTAAAGTATCTAATAAACCAGGTGCAGCATCTACTACGTTTGCTATTTCATTGGTAACATGATTAATAGTTGCATACGGCGTAAGATCCGTAGAATTAATAGTAATAACACCCGTAGTATTATTATAAGAACCTCCACCTGAGACACTAATTAACGAGCGTATATTTGAATCAGTAAGCGATAGCTGTAATTTAGCCGTAGCTACTGTGTTGCCTCCAGTACCTCCATGAATAATGTCTATTACTTCACCAGTCTGAAATTCTGCTAATCCAATAGGTGCATTGGAATTATCATATACTGTTCGTATAGGGGTTTTAGAAGTCGCCATGTGTTTAGAAGTAGAATTGAGCTCTACCTGATTGTGTTATTGTAGTACCGTCATTAAACGTAAAATTGGTAAAAACATAATCGTCAGGATTGGCACCAAAAGTAAAATTAACCGCTATTGTATTTAGGCCAAGGGATTTCGTATAGAATGGCACTAAAGTAGTAACTGCACCTGTAGCTCCTAGAAGAGCGATAGGTTTATCTTCGGTACCAGTATTAATTTTAGAGTTGACAGGTAAAACTGCACCAGAGGATGATATAGTAATAGTACCTGAACCATCAGATGAAATAGTAGCACCGCCTAGGTCAATAGTATTATTAGCTAAGTAAAGTGTTCCCCATCGTTTATCTGGCGTACCAATATCATAGACACTATCTTGATCAGGAATAATAGCTGTAGAAACTGAAAGTAAATTAGCTGATCCACCTCCACCACCACTTACCTCTCTAAATTCTAATTTAGCATTAGCTGAACTGTAGAATAAAGCTTTACCATCTGCTAACTGAGAAGTATCTACATCATCTAAATTAAGTAATCGTACTTCACCCGATCCTGGACCGTGCGCTGCTATTCTACCAATAGCTTGTTCTAAAAATCTTAATTTCTTAACAATATCATCTAGGTTTTTATTTACTAAAGTAGGGTCAGGTTGTTGGAATGAATCAGCTCTTTCTTCTAACTTAACCTCTTTTGTGATATGCTCTGCAGCAAAATCAGCTAACGTTTTGGCGGGTAACTCGATTGCTTCGGTTGGTTCGGCTGGTTCGGCTGGCTCGGGTTCACTGGCTTCGATTGTTTGTTCGGTCTGTGATTGTACCAACTCATCCGCTTCCTCCTTTAATACCTCAAGCACCTCTTCCAGAGTAGGTGGTTTAGGATACTCGATAATTTTATTAACTAAATCATCAGCTACTCGTGAAGCTTCTGTAAGGTCTCTTATTGTATTTTGACGAACAGACTCAATAATTTCATTTTGTAAACGTTCATATTTTTCTACTTCTTCTACTATAGCAGGATCTATAGGCTCATTCATAGCCCTAGACCATTTTACAAGAAGTTGTTTTTCTTTAATGCTTTTCATTGAGATCTAGCTAAGAAATTCTGACGACTAAACTCAGCACGATCTACTAGTTTAGTGGGTCTATTGTTTCTTACAACGACATAACCTTCCGGCTTTGATTTAACCCCGTTAATAGAATGCTCAAATTTAGGATTAGCAGATAAGGCATGAACTAATTGATCTTTTGCCGATTGCATATGATGATGCATCTGTAGAATAGCGTCAAAATGCTGTTTATTTTTATTTACATGCTCTAAATGTTGATTCATTACATCCATTTTTTGCTGAACTGCTTTTTGCGTCTTTACTTTAGCAATAGCTTTAGTATGTAAATCTTTTAGGTGCTCTTGATAACCTGTAACCGAAGGTTTCGACCCTTCACGTACTGTTTTATTAATGTACGTTTTTAAATGATCGGCGTGATCAGCATGTTCACCAGACATAACATTATAAGCCTCTTTTGGTGTAGAAGTAAATAGCTGTTTTGCTTGTTCTAAGTGATGAGTATATGTCTGATGTTGATCTGGGGTTAATTTAGCAGAAGGAACGTCGTTACGATTATCAATCATGTGAACATCTTCATGCTTGGTAAAATGCGACAGATCTGGAGAGTAGTCTGCTTTTAAATTAGCAAAGTTTTTACCTGTATACGCTGTATGAACGACTATTCCTAATTTTGATTTAGCTATTTTTTTACCTTCAGCGGAATTATGCGAGGTAGAGTAAGTAATTAAATTAGGTTTAAACTGATATTTACCATCTTTGTTTACTATATCACCTTGAGGGTTATCTTTAGACTTAACACCTGAGTGCATTAAATCACCTTGATAGACTCCTTTATCAGGCATTATTTTAGGTAGATGTAACAAAGCATGCTTTAGTTTTTCTGCTAGGCCTGGTGAGTTACCATGATTCTTATCTACGTCAGAAGGGGTATAGTTTAGTTTAGGGTTAACGTTGAAAGCAGATTTAGACGCTACAAAGAAACGACCTGTTTCAGGATGATGACCAAAAACTATAGATGGTGACCCATCGTACTTAGTCATAATAGTAGTTTTGTTTTTCTTACCTTGAAGCTGATCGTGAACGTCTTCTAAGTTATGATAAGCATGAGCAAAGCCTTCCATACCAGCATTCATAATATGATCTTCGGCATGCTCTAAATGCTTTAATTTTTCTTCAGATGCAGCTTCTAATAGGTGTAGTTTAAAAGTCATTTAAGAAACGTTTCTTTTAATTTATCTATTTGTTTATTTTTTATAAGTTGCTCTGCAAGATTAAATTTTTCTATAGCTGCTTGTGCAACTCTGTTATTAGGCCATATAGCAGCTCTAGCATTTGAGAACCCGCCTTGATTAAGCCCCTGCCCTTCAGATTTGTAAACCATTAAAATAGGTTTGTATAAATTTTCTTCTTTCAAAGATGATATACTAGTGTCAAGGCTCGGGTTTAGTTCATAATGATACTGACCATCAAGAGTATAAACACCGTCTTTAAATTTAAATTTTATGTCTCCATCTACTAGAGCATGAACATTGTTAATACCAAATGAAGAGACAGGAGAATAGTCTTTACCAAATTTGACTTTGTTACCTACATATTCGTTAGTTACAGGGTTACCAAAGTATGAACCTTTTTTTAAATCATTAAAATTAAATCTACCATTACTGTCTGGAACCAAACCTAATTTAGTAAAAATATTTTCTACACGTGAAACAAAATCTTCAAAGATAGGTTTACTTTTAACATCGCTTCTTGTTTTTATACCAAGATCACCAGCCCAACCCCCGTACTGTTGAAAATTAGCTGGTCCAACACCTTTTTTTAAGGATAGATAGACAACAGGTTTATTTTTGTAATAAAAAGCTGCATCTGCTTTTGGTGTACCAGGTACTTTTTTAAACTCATCTACATTATATGTTTCTTTGCCCATTTTTATAGTTACCGTATCACCGTTTCTTTTCAATTCAGAAAGTACCGTTGAAGTAAGAAGAATTTGTTCTGATTCTGCTTGAATACTCTTATCTTGTTCTGTAACTACATCGTTTCGCTTAAATAAAATATAGTAACCAGCAGATAGAATGACTAGCTTGTGTTTGTTTATGATACCAGGGTTAGAAACTAGGCTTAAAAATTCATCTAAAAAATCCCCTTTAAATTCAGTTTTAAAACCTGATGGTAATCCAGTAATACCTTCAGCTTTAAGATCTTTTATAGAACTGGACCCTACTCTGAAAGCAATACTTTTACTAAAAAATACTGCTTTTACGGGAACACGGTAGGACTCTATTTGCGTTAGAATTTTATCTAACGACCCGGTTTTGGTTCTTAAAGAACTAATAATTGTTTTTCTAGATGATAGTGCAGAAGCAATACTATCAATGTTTATGGTCTTTTCCATATGAATATTTATATAATAAAAAACCCCCATTTCGGGGGCTAGCTGAGTGTTGATTCAATATTTTTCTTTAGTTTTGTAGTAATCAACTAACTTATCTTTTAGCATAGCTGGAACTTCGATATACGGCCATTCACAGAAGAAAGGGCACAGGTTATCTGGAGTAATTCCTCGCCACGAGTAACTATCCAGGAACTTATAAGCTAGAATCCTATCTTCACGAACACTGGGATCAAAGTCTCTTTTATTAATAATAAGTTCAGATAGTTTGTTCTTCCGTACCATGTTCTTCCTTTTCGTATTTAACAACGTGAATCATTTTTTCACCCATCCAAGGAGATCCACTTTCTGGTTGATACGAAGTACCGTCACCGTAATAATTCAATGCATTATTCATTTTATGAAAATCATCGTAAGTAATTTGACGGCCGGTTACAATATTTTCACCTAGATACATCTGACTAAAATCTGGTGCTTCCTTACATACTACTGTATCGAAAGCATGTTCGAGTTTTTTACACTCGATAATATACCTATGACGGTAAGTACTAATAGTTTCAACAACGAATAAGGGCATAATAAAACCTGGTGAGTTTCCTCACCAGGCCCGGTTTAGTTTAACCGAAGACTGAGCTGCCTGCCGAAGCATAAGCAGCTGCAACCATAGCACGAGAAGGCTTACCAAGACGATAAGCTGTCTTGCCATTCTTAGCAGTATTGCTATAGATGGCATAGCCTTGAGCACGAAGCTCAGACACTCGAGCAGATACCGAGGTCTCAGTAGAGCCAAAGAGACCAGCGATCTGACCGGCAGTAAACTGCTTACCGGAACGAAGAACGTTCAACACCTTAGTTTGCAATGACATAGTCACTCCTATCAATAATGCCCCGCCACAAGAAAGTAAGCATAGGCGGCGGTCTTTCCTATGCTACTGTAGATCTGGAAATGCATAAGCTAGTTCTCGGATATTAGTAATTTCTTTATCCTCAACTATCTTAGGAAGCTCTATTTTAATTTCTTTTTTGGTTGATTGCAATGTTTTTTGGGTCAAGGTACTTCCAATATCAAAATAAAAGTCCTTAAACTCAGGAAGTGACAAGAGATACTTACAAGCTTCTTTCTTGGTCATTTCATGAGGTAGGTCTACAAGGTTAATATTTTCGTCACCTTGCTTTTGCAGATTTTTAATACGCAGAATTCTATCAGAACAAAAACGAACTTTGGTCTGACCGTTACACGTTGATACACCAGCTACTATAAATTTTTTCATAACAACCTCATCACAAATTAAACTCGTAACCCCAATCCTGCTAGTACGTAGTTAGTTACTTTAGTAACCATAAAGTCCTTAGAGGTTGCTCTCATAAGAACATTAATAAAGGTATTTTTAGTTTCTTTCTTACCTGTGGACGACTCAATAATAGAAATACAACGTTTACGAAAGTCTTCTAGAGTTTCTTTTTCGTAAGCTTGATACATCTCTTCTAAACCGTTATTGCCAATAGTATCTACTTTAACGCGCTGCCTAGAATTATTTTGTGTCATATTACCTCCCATTTATGAAGTATATTATAACTACACTAAGGATGTAAATCAACTATCTGTCAGTTTGTCTAAGTCACTTTCTTTAATAAGGTTTTTTTCTATTAGTAAATCTATGATAGCGTGAACGCCTCTAAATTTACCTGCGAGAAAGCAGGTGTAACAGGCGAAAAGCATAAGAAAAATTTGTGTAATGTCTAACCAGTTCAATTTGTATCCTTCAGATTATATTTTAATGCTTTGGAAGTTTTTAGGCACTGCTTTAATTTGTTTCGTAAAATCAAAAGCATCATCAGAATCATCTTTATCGGCACCGGTATCTACCAACCCTTTTTGTGCAGATGGTTCTAAATCATATAATCTCATCTTGGTACGATCTATACCTACCATAAATCGCTTATGGAAAGTCGGATCATTGTAACGATTCTTTAATTGCTTAACCATTAACTGATTCAGCTGCTCGAGTTCTTCTGTACTAATAAGTGCAAACATAAAGTCTGCTGTTGCTGGTAGACCGAAAGATTCGGATGTATCTGTCAGCTCTACATCTGTGTTCGAATAACCTGAACGTGTAGTCTGTGTAGCTGATACGATAGGTAGATTAAATTCTACAGCAAGACCGCGCAACTCTTCAGCTATGGCTTTAACATATGTATATGAATTTACACTTCCACCTGGTTTGAATCTTGATGATGCGCAGATGTTAAGGTAATCAATGAATATGATATCAGGTCTAAAAGATCTCTTTAACGCTAATTCGTTTAGTAATGCTTTAAAGTGACTTACATGAGCTGACGCAGTAGGATACTCTTTGATAATTAATTTACCGTGAGTCTTATCAGATACTTTACTCATCCGACTCTCAAACATATTCTTCGGTAAGTTTTTCAGCTGATCAATCTCTACATTAAGTAAATTAGCATCGATTCTCTCAGCAATCCGCTCTTCAGCCATCTCTAAGGTAATATACAATACATTCTTACCTTGAGCCAGAGTACCGGCTGCCATATGACACATGAACAACGACTTACCAACACCAGTACCTGCTAAAGCAATGTTTAATGTCTTATTAGGTAGACCACCCTGAGTAATTTTATTAAATAAATCTAAGTCAAATGGTATACGACTCTCTACCTTATGATAGAAGTCATAGCGATCACTAGCATTCTCAAAGTAATCGTGACCGACCGAAGAGTCAAAGCATACTCCTAACGCTTCTTGCAGTAAAGAAGGAATACCATCCTTAGATAGTTTTTTATCCTTTTCTTCTAAGATATCGATAGACTTTAGAATAGCATTATAGATAGCTTTATCTTTACAAAACTTTTCTGTCTCGTTTATTAGCCATTCTGGATTAGTTTGCTCGAAAGTATGTAAGGTCTTTAGTACTTCATGAGCTTCTTTATAACTACCTTCAGGTAGACTAGAGTTTTGTAGTGATATCTCTAATGCTTCAACTGTAGGCGGTTTATTATACTTGGTAATAAAGGTATGAATAAGATTGTAGATCGTTTTATCACTATGATCTACGAAATACTCTTCCGAAATAAACGGAAGTACTTTACGCATGTAGTCTTCATTATGAACTAGATTTTTAAGAATTACTGTTTCTATTCTGTTCATGAATTTCTATGGCTTCTTTAAGTATATCGTTAACAATTAATTCAATAGTAGATTCAAAGACTGGATTCTTAGAAAGCTCTTCTTCTAGAATATCAGGTTTGCTAATAACGTGATACACTAATTCTACATTATTAGGCTCATCTGAAAATTCCATCTTTTCTATCTGAATAACAACATCTTTAAAGTCACCAGAAGTAATTTCTACACCCCAGTTCGTATTACCTTCAAACCACGGGCAATATAACTCATTCCTCAGCATTAGCAAACTCCTCCTCTAAATCATCATCAGAAAGATCTGCAGCTAGCATATCAGTAGAAGAGATTTGATAAGTTTTCTGAATATACTCTTGAAATTGTTTAGAAGCTAGAATAGGTAACCAGAACTCTTTCGAGTAGGTGTCCTTAGCTCTATACTTCTGCTCCTCACCAGCTCTTGCGTACCAACCGTTAGACGGTTTGGTGACAAAGCCTCCGTCAAGGGCCACGTCAAGGAGCCCTGACCATTTACTGATACCACCCTCAAAAGAGACCTCGATAGGGATTTTCGATTTTTCACGAACATGTCTAGACTTCTCCACGTTAATAATAAAGTTATACCCTACAATATCAGAGCCTTCTTTTTCTTGCTGACGACCAATAATATAAATGTTATCCGCTGAATAGTAAGAACCAGTACCACCGGCAACAATATCCTTAGGAAATAAACCAATCTCTTTATACGTATGATTAACTACTACCATAGGTATATCTTTAAGAGTCAGGTGAGGTGTTACCATACGGAATAATGACTTAAGTTGCTTAGCTCTAGACATGTCTGCTACTGACTTACCATCAATAGCATCTTCTACTTCTTTACGTGAAGCTAGGTTACCCACTGAGTCAATAATAATGATAAGATGGTCACCTCGCTCAATATTAGACAACTGAGCCATAGAATCATGCTTGAGCTGCTCAATATCTGTAATCGGGGTGTGTATGACTCTGTCAGTAGGTATACCGAACGAAGTAAAATAAGACTGAGGGGAACCAAACTCAGAATCGTAAAATAAAACCGCTGCATCTTCATATTTGTCAAGATAAGACTTAGCTAATAGTAATGCAAAAGCCGTCTTAAAGTGCTTAGACGGCCCTGCAAATACTGTTAGACCAGGAGTAAGACCTCCATCCAGACGACCTGATAACGCTACGTTAACCATAGGTACTGGTGTATGAATAAGGTCTTTAGAGTTAAAGAACTTAGAGTTAGCTAATACATCTGTTTCTTTAATAGTACTATTCTTTTTCAATTTATCTAACAACGACATAATTTTCTCCTTAGCATAATATATTATATTCTAAAAGAAGGAGTAAATCAATTACACCAGCTTTGTTTAGCTTCCCCGTAATACTCTCTTGCGAATCCGTTCTGGATTAACATTTGACGTAAGCTTTGACCATCTAGAATAATATCACCGAGTACTCGACCACCAAATTTATCCCAACCCATTAATAATACTTGTCGTTTTGTTGACTTAGCTACCGCATTAGTAGTAAATTTAGTAGCAGCTTGACCTCTTGCATCTTCTTGCGGGCATTGTGCACGATGACCTTTTTCAGGAGTATCTACACCGTAAACTCTTACTGCTAGCTCTTTCGGTAACGGGTCAGGTAACCAATCAGCTTTAAATGCTACTGTATCACCATCCTTGACACGTGTAATAGTAACTTCATACATTACACCATCTTTGTCTTTAGCTTGTACTGAAACTAGAGGTAAAAATGCTAGTAAAATTAATAATTTTTTCATCCGAATAATCCTTCTAATGATGCTTGTTCTTTTAATTGCCACCCGATACAACTCAATAACGAGTTAAGTGGTTCTAGAAACGACTTTTCAAACATAGTCTCATAATCAACATAATCCCGTAATCTAAATTCCGGAGGTAACCCCTCAAGGAAAGTAATTACGTGAGTACCAAGAGGATTAGGTTCACGTAGATATAAAAATTTAATTTTATCACCCTCTTGAATCTTTTGATATTTTTTCTCTAAGTTTTTCGACGTTAAAAGGTGATTATAAATTAACGCACCTCTTACGTGAATAGGAGTACCTTTTCTAAAGATAGAATTAGCATCACTGTACTCCTTAACACCATTAATACCTCTAGGGAAAGCGATATCTTCAGGCTCCAGTTTATTCCATTCTTTTTCAAGTTCGGCTACAAACTTCTTAATAGCTTCTTCATCTTGAGTTAGTGTAATATGAACGGCTTCTTTTAGAGCCTTACGTACCGGTGCAGGTGTTGACGATCTAACGATCTCCATACCAAGCACTTTTAACTTCGGCGGATCGTACGATACACCTTCTGCATTATAGACGTTTAATGCATATCTTTTCTTTGCAATCCAGATACCACGGTCAGCGATTACCTCTCGCTTGAAGTTGATTTTCTTCGTGTACGTGTTGAGGTATTCTGAGAGATCGTTGCAGGCGTCATTGATGACTGGTTCGACGAACTGTTTGCAATAGTCGTCAATTTGTCCCACAATTTCGGATTTTGATCCATTTGCGAACTTAGTCTTCGCAAGCCTACCAAGGGTAATGTAGGTAGAATCAGTATCAGAATAAAAAGAATAATCGACTCCATTTGTTTTACACTCCTTATTAATAAATTCGTTCATACGTTTAGCTACCGATCGAATAATTAACTGACCGGTCATAGTAATACCTTCCGCCACGCGAATATCGTAGTACCTAAAGTATATATTACCCATTGCACCGTATAGCGAGTTCATAAGAATCTTCGCTGCCATTTGCTTTGAGTTTAAACTAGATATCTCCTTAAGATATTTTTTGTCTTTCGTCTCTTCGTATAAGGATTGAGCTTTAAGCATTAACTTTTTAGCTTTTTGTCTCTCACCAAAGTAAAATTCAATCAGTTGAGGAAAGATACCTTTTATATCTTTTCTAAAGCACTGACCATTTGCAGTCATTGCCACATCGTCATCGTGAATGTTCTTTGTATTGACGTCTTTATTAAGTAACCGTTCAATAGATTTTTCATCGTCAGCTAGATACTTCTGACCATCTATTAATGTCTCTGGTGACATGTTCCAGGTCATAATAATAGAAGGGTACAGCGATGTAGCATCGAAAGATACTACCCAATCATACTGCCCGGGTTCAGGTTCCTTTACGAATGCCCCTAAGATTTGTCTATCTAAAGAAGGGTCTACAGGCGGTGGGTTATACGGTATAATATTTTCTTTGATTAGTTTATTCCAAAGGATACAATCCCAGGTTCGAACCGAAGAATAGATATCAGTAAAGTTACACTTAGCATCATATGCCATAGTTAAGATAAGATTAATTAGCTGCATCTTATCTTCTAGTTCATCTACTAGTTCTACGTCGACAATATTATAGTCTACAAATAGTTCCCAGTCATTAGTATAGAACTCTTTAAATGAGGTGTACTTATGCTTGATTTTCTCTTTATTTAACTCTTCTTTAGCTACCGTATCCAGTTTATAGTTCTCTACCACTTTATATGAGAACTTCTTATAGAGATCCATATAATCGAGAATAGAAATACCGATCCAATCGTACGCTAGCTGCGTTCTACCGCGAGCGAATGGTACTTCTCGATTAGTGATTTTACCCCAGGGTGAGCACTCTTCCAGCGCTTTATCACCGAGGACTCTGGATATCCGAGTAGATAAATAAGCTATATCGAACAGCTGACAGTTCCAACCTGTAATAATATCTGGATAGTCAGATCTTAGTTCGTTGATGAATTTCCTCAATAAGTCGAATTCATCAGTGCATTGAATATATTCTGCATTATTTTTCTTGCTTAGATACGGACCACACCCGAAAGAGACGATTCTCTTAGTGTTGTAATCCTGCATAGTAATGAGCAAGATCTCTTCCTGAGCGTGTCTTGGATCCGGGAAACCGTATTCAGTTGACGTTTCAATATCGATAGTCACGATCTTCATTTGTGTGATATCGAATCTTATGTCTTCGGGAAACAGTTTACTTATGAACTGATAACCGTAGTTTGTATTTCCGTATATCGGAAAATTACTTACATCTTTATATCTTTTTACATAATCTCTAGCATCGGTAATACTTGAGAATTTAATTTTCTCAAGATATTCACCCGTTAAGGATTTAAACTCAGTTTGTTTATTTGCACGAGCATATAGAGCAGGCTGAAACGGTATTTTTTGATTAACACGTTTGCCGTCTTTCATCCCACGAAAGAGGATGTTATTGCCGTAGGTATGGACATTAGTATAGTAAAACATTTTTGTATTTTAACATATTTGTAGGTTTTAATCTATAGAAAAGGTAAATGGATCCAATAACGCTATTTGCACTAGCGCAGGGCGCGGTGCAAGCAGTAAAAAAAGGGTGTGAATTATATAAAGAAATAGCCGGAGCAGCCGGAGATGTAAAAGGCGTACTCAAAGATTTAGAAGACCAGTTTCATAATCGGTTTAAAGATAGAGCTCCTACTGTAGCTGAAAAAAATCAGTATATTGAAGAAAAAAATCGTGTAATTGAACTTAGCAAAAAACAACCTAATGACCTTTATACAGAGATTGGTGAATCATTAGGACAATACTTTGAAAATTATGCCAAGTGTCAGGCTATATTTGAAGATGAAGAAAAGCATGCTAAGGAAGTTTATACGGGTGATACTAGTTTAGGTAAAAGAGCATTACAACGAGTACTTATGCAAAGCCGGCTTACGGCTATGGAAGCTGAATTACGTGAATTGATGGTGTACAATTGTCCTCCTGAGTTAGGGGATCTATACACCCGTGTATATGCTATGATGGAAAAAATGAAAAAAGAGCAAGCAATTGCTTGGTCGAAAAAGCGTGTTGCAGATAAGAAAGCAGCTGCATTAAAGAAAAAAAGAATAGAAAAAATTAAATGCGAGGCTTGGAAGTACGGTGTAGCATTAGTCGTCATCTCTTACCTTGTATGGCTTGTATGGGCTGTAGTACAAGTAAGAATAGATGTATATCCTGAACTAGGTCGTTGCTTAGTTCCAAAAGGAAATGTTGTGTATGACTGGTATAATAATTTAATATGGGTAGATTGTGAGATAAATAGTGGACAACTATAAGGATCGGAAATGAAAATCATACTTTTTATTATAATGTTTTTAATGTCTATTAGTGCAGGTGCAGAGCCTTACAGACTTCAAGTTGTACCTCACGGTGACCAGCAAGTAATATCATTTAATGAAAGTGATTGGAACTTTATAGCAAAAGAAGCTGGTTATAAAGTTTATCTTGCAAAAGGCGATATCGAAGAAAGTAATGGGTATTTAATGGTACAATCACAAACTACATACGACACTTTTGAGACTTACAGTTATATGGAAAAACCTGTAAAAAGAGTGTTTACTTACGGTGCAATGGACTGCGAGAATAAAAAATTATATTTATTAGGTAGTTTGTATTCCGCAGAAGATAATACAGTACAATATCTACAATACTACCAGATGGGCGAATGGGTATCTGATCTTACTGCAGAAGGTACCGCTCGTAATGAAGTATTCAAAGCTATCTGCAATAAATCTGTTTAATGGTTGCGGGGGTAGGAATCGAACCTACGACTTCTGGATTATGAGTCCAGCGCTCTACCTCTGAGCTACCCCGCGACTGACTGACTATCACCTGGAAGCACTCTGTAATTATCTTCTACAGAGTCAGGTGTACTAACTTCAATAATAGTTCCCTCTTCAATACATACTAATCGATGAGGTAGTAAAGGTGCGTTATGCCAAGCACTACCTGGTATTAGATCCGCTATGTGTATCCTAGCATTATCTGTATCTATATAGTGTACTTCAAACTTACCGCTAAGTACATACCAAGTTTCGTCTTTAACTGCATGAAAGTGCATAGAGAACTTTGCACCCTTGTTAAAGTTTAACATCTTAGCACAATACTTATCATTAGTAGCCCAGATATATTCTGAACCCCAACCTTTTTTAACGTGACCTTCAAGTCTTGTCATAATACTCTTCTACACTAGGTGCATAAGTTCCGAAATGCTGAACTGTAACAGCAGCTGCTTTGTTTGCTAAAGGTATAGCTAAATCTAATCTACTAGTCGTAAGATGCCAAAAAGCCAGTGCAGCTAAAAACGTGTCACCTGCACCACACACATCCGATACCTCTACATTTTCACTTTTGTAAATTTTATCTTTATAGATAGCACCCCTGCTACCTAACGTCACCACCATTTCACTAGTAGTAGAGATACATTGATTACGTTCTTGCTCGTTTATCTTAATAATACTATTACTAAAACGTTGCAGATCTTTTTTCTTAGTATCGATGTAAATAGGACCAGTAAAGTTATTACAAACGTATTCTAAAAGAGTATAATTTACAGAACCTTTATCATAATCACTAACAACTACTGCATCATACTGTTCAATATTATCAATACTACGTAAAGGCTCTTTTACGAAGACATCGTGATCTATTCTAAGAAGGTGTTGTTTAGATCTATTATCTACCACTCTAATTTTACGAGATGGATCTCCGGTAAATAAATCAACCTCTATAGGATATTTTTCTAAATTATTTTTTACATTAAGAACCATACCAGGTCTTTCTTCCGAATACAGATAACGAAAGACAGGTACAGGAGCCTCGGGTGAGATTCTATCTACAACACCAAACTGATACTCATCAATGCAAGAGTCACCTATCAGACAAATCTTGTATTTGTCTAATGACACTAGTTGAGGAGTATTCTGGTATTCGTTCGTAAAAGACGAGATTTTTTGCAAGCTCACTTCCTATAACATTTTTATTTCTATAATCACTACCAACAACCATTATATAAGGTCTTATCTGATTGATCCACATCTTTAGTTCTTCATCAGAATCAAACACTTCAACTTCATCTACAGACTTTAATGCTAAAAGCATTTCTTTACGAATAGCTTGATCATTAATTGGTCTATGACTACCTTTAAGTTGCTTGACTCTTAAGTCACTATCTATAGCTACAAAAAGTCTTGTACCTAGCGATTTAGCGTAACTTAAAAGTCTAATATGTCCGGGATGTAAGACGTCGAATGTACCGTTTACAAAGATGCTAGCCACGGAAACTTTCCATTATATTCTTGCTCGAATTTTTTATTACCTTCCGTAAAAAATTCTGCATTCACTGAACCCGGATTACCACCTAACCTGTAGCACAGCGTATGTTTACCGTTAGTGCCATACTTATCATGCTTAAGATGCTCTTTTATGATAGTATAAAATCTTCTATCAGCACCCCAACCGTGATCCCAGGTATGACCATACTTACGAATAAACGATGTTTTTAAACAGTAAGAACTAGAATCAATAAGATGAGCTTTTTCATTAACCCATACCGGCCATCGACCTAATGATTCACAATTATCTACTGTAAGGTACTCTTTATCTTTATTAAAGATTTTTCTTAACGAGTATGACCAGTCGTACCCTTTAGACTCAATTACATCTATTAAAGATTCAACATGATTAGGCTCATACCAGTTATCTTGGTCTAGAAAAAGAATATAGTCATGGTTAATTAAGTGGCTGAAAGCAGCCATAATTCTATGACCATAAAAACCATGTCCACCTGTATTGTATGGTAAGTAACAAGCTGTTACTCTAGGATGTTCTATTACCTTATCAACAATAAAGCTAACTTTTTCTCTAAACTGATTTCCGTCACAAACAACTAAATGATCAACCTCTACCGTCTGATCTAATACTGATGTAATAGCATCTTGTAGCTCAGGTGACCCGGTTGAGGGTGTTATTACTATTGCTTTTGCCATTCTAGTTTCACGTTCTCAGCAGCTTCTTGAGTTTGTACTACACGAGTTCGGACTACAGTACCATCATCGCGATATTCGCGAACAATATACTTTTCATCACTATCCATTACCTCAGTTAGGTAAGTTGAAATATCGATTCTATTCATTAGTCCCACAAGCTCCTATAGTATTTACCAAATAAACGCAAACCATTTTGAATACGATCATTATGGGAATTTAATCCATCGTGATCTACTTTAATACGCTTGATAGAATTTTCAAACGACTCATTTTGTACCTTGGGACCGTAGTCAAAGAAAGCCTTATCGTTATCCCAGTCACATAACTGCTCGAAAGTCCAAATCATTTCCTCCATTACCCAATCCCAACGTTTAAAATGATTGTCATCTATATCCCAATCATTTTCTTTAGGAGGAGCTGAAGTAGATTTTAATTCCTCAGGAACATCTTTATCATCTACTAACGGTCCCCCATGCTTTTCTTTATGTAACTGCTTAAGCATAGGTACAATTAAGAGAGATAAAGTATGATCCATAGACCATGTATCCCAATGGTCTATTTTTATGTACCTTATTTCAGGATGAACAAAGTCTAAAAACTTCTGTATAGCTTTTGAGATAGGTTCAAGTCGATCCGACCACTTTACTATAAACGGCTCATCATAATCTATTTCCCGCCAGAATATAATCTTTTCAAGTACCGTGTACGGGCTTATCCAATGGTGTCTCGGTTTCGATAGGTATATTTTCACGGGCCATCCAATCTAAATTTTTCATCACTAAAGACTCCCCAACAACTTTCATGTGTATTCGATCACCTTCACGCCAGTCATTTTGAGAAACGAAGTCCTCTGGGAACTGTAATATAGCGTCCCCAGAGCCATCATCCGTCTCAAGTATATCAGCAGTAAAAACTACGTTACTGGACACAGGTCATTACCTCATTACGAATCATACCAGTTAATGGATCACGAACAGGTACTAAACAGTTATAAGTCTGCTGAAGTAACGGTGGTGCGTAGTAAATAGACCGGGGAGGTAGAGAGCCATAACCGCCAGGACCGTATACCTGCGGTACACCACCGTAGTTAGGGTACGAAGGTCTATTTAACATTGAGCCGACAATAATACCACCTATAGCAGGTAATACCCAATCACTAGCTAAAGCGTTAACCGAACACATAGCTAAAACAGCAGAAACAATAACTTTTTTCATACTACCTCCTTAGTAGATAACTCTATTATATAGTCATCACGAAAGAAATCAAGCATTACTGAATTTACGTAACGCTTCTTTACGCATAAGGTGAGTTCTTTTAGGGTTATCTGGTTTATAAACTGTAACGTATTCTACATCCTCAACGAGCTTTACGTTACTATAGTCGTTACAGAACCAAACTTCTTGATTGAGTGGGTTGACTAACTTTACGGGTTTCTTGTTCATAATTGACAATCATACTAATTGGATACCGGAACCAAAAGCACTATTGTATTGATTGTACAATTCAGTAACCGGTTTGCCTGACCAGAGAATATTTTTAGCTTCCACTGTTACGCAATGTTCATCTAAGTACATAGCATAAGGTACTAAAGCCATCATTGACTTACCAGGATCGGATCTAGAAGGAATCATTTGTAAAAAACACGGTTGTTTAATTTTTACTAATGTACCTTCAGTTAAGATATCACCAACTAACTCTTCACCGGATACTAATTTTAGTACTTGAATCATTAACTAATCCTTCAATATAAGAATGTGCTTTTTCTTCATCATAAAACATTTTTGTATGATGTTCTATTGTACGCTCATTAAAGCAAAAAATCAATATTTGATCGTCAAAGGAACTGGCCTTTACAAGCCAGTCCCCTAAGTAGACGACCTCGATAGAGCAGAATCGAGGTATCACTTTTTACTTCTCTTCAGTAAGAAGTTGTTTTTCAGATTTAGTAAAAGAAACATCATCTGAATCTTTTACTTCAATCTTCTTAGGCTTCTTATGCTCTGGAATAATTTTTTCTAAAGCAATTTGAAGCATGCCATTAAACATCTCAGCACCTTTGATTTCAATTTGATCATTAAGTGCAAAGGTACGTGTGAAGTTACGACCGGCAATACCTTTAAAGAGATAGTCGCTGCTATCTTCTTTAGTAGTACCTTTTACGATAAGTTTATCATCCGCAAACTCAATTTCAATATCTTGCTTTGCAAAACCAGCCACTGCGAGTTCGATTACATAATTATTGTCACCCGTTTTTTTAATATTGTACGGAGGATAGTTTGGAATGTTTTTAGTAATATCGTCATGAAGTTTTGCGATACGATTAAACTGATCGTCAAAACCTACAAAGAACTTATCAAAGTCTTTAGGTAGTGTGGGTAGTAACCAGGTCATTATTTTACCTCCTTTGCAAAAACTTTATCGACAATTGCTTTAGTAGCAGAACCCGAAACATCATACCATGTAGCAGCAATCTGCTTGGTGAAAGTTGTTTGAGCGTCAATAAACTTTTGAAGAGGTTGACGAACACTGTCTTCTTTAACGAAAGCGTTGACCCAGGTAGTCTTACCTGATTGAATGGCATCAATAGCCATGTTGGCGAAATACAACATAGTTTCTCCTTTTAAGCGAGTTTAAATTACCTTACCCTATTGGCGTAAGGGGATAGTTTAACTTCATATCCAGGAAGTTACCCGCGGCTAGCGAGTATTATTCTCCGCGTTTCTTTCCGATATTGTACTTAGCTTGCAAATCCCAGTCATCCTTGTCTTTAAAAGCGATGACTTTAATTTGCGATAATGGAGCTTGATCTTCGATTGCTTTAATATTTAGTATTTTAATTAAACCCCAATCAGAAAGCAACTTAGCAATAGTATTTCTTCTTTCAATATCGTTATCCGTAATATCAGCTTGTTTCCCATCTAATGCAAAAAGCTCTTTAAAATGTACAATGTAATAACGACCTTGTTTATGTAAAATATGACACGACTGATAAAGAATTTTATCTTTTCTAGACGCTACACCAATTCTGGTTAATGTTTCTCTTACTTTTAAAAAATCGTCAGGCTGCACCAAGGTTACTTCAAGAGGCATGTATCCGGGATAATCAATCCTAAAAAACTCATTAGACATCATAAACCACCTTTTTTTAGTTTTTGTTTTAGTTTATCAATTTGCTCCGGATTGAGGATAGAGAGTGCTTGGCGAGCCTTATCTGTGCTATATCCATAATAGGTCTTTATAACTTCTATCGATTCAATCTTATCGGCTTTTAACCACTTATTGTATCGCTTACGTGGTCTAATAATATTTATAAGAAATTGATACTGCAGTTTTTTGTCTAAATGAGGCCGAGAATTCATCTCATTAGCTTGGATTATCGTATCTGGACCAAAAGATAAGCCACGATTAATAACATACGAATTGTACTGTCTTTCAGACCAGTCGTCTACAATGATATCTTCTTTAGTATAATTTATAGAATTTATAAAATCAAACGGAGAGATAGAAGGCATTTTATATTCTGCCTCTTCCTGTACTACTTCACTAGTACCAAAAATATCCTCTAACTTCATTTCATTTCCGTCGATGCCATAATCTCAGTTAAGCATGCTACTAAATTAATTTCTTGATCAGCCACAAACGCTGCTTTATATTGATAGTCAGCAATAGTTAAAACTAACTGAGGTACTTGTTGAGTTAATGGAACGAATGTATCGTAGATCTTTCTAAACAAAGATACAGGATCATTGTCTAAATTATTAATAACCCATGCGCGCATTTTCTTCCAGTCTTTTTCTTGCATGGCTTCAATCAGGTCTTTCATATTAGTATCCCCTACAAAGGAGAGAATACCTTCATCTATAGTACCTGATTGTGAATAACGTTGTAACTCGTTCAGTGTTCTACGAAAGTCGGGAAAGTATTTTTCTATGACTTTGGCTACTACTTTACTATCTGCGGTTACTTCTTTATCAGCTAGTATAGCAGTGATACGTTTAAAGAACTCCGCAGCCAGTTTAGGCTTTTCACCTTTAGGAATTTTAAACTCAATTACAGCGCACCGACTATGTAGCGGTGGTATAATTCTATTTTTAAAGTTACAGGTAAAAATAAACCTACAGTTATTCGCAAACTCTTCTATGAACCCACGTAATGCAGGTTGAGTAGAGTTTGGATTAAGATAGTCTGCTTCATCTAAGATAACTACTTTAGTATTACCTGTAAACGAAATAGTTGAAGCAAATTGTTTGATCTTAGTTCTAAGTACATCAATACCTGACTCTTCAGAACCGTTAATGATAATATAATCGGAATTTAGTTCTTCACAAAGGGCGCGAGCTACAGTAGTCTTACCTGTACCTGCTGTACCGCAAAGGAGCATATTTTGTATTTCGCCTTTGCTAACAACATCTTTAAAAAACTTCTTTATATCCTTAGGAAGAATACATTCATCTACCGATCGAGGTCTATACGCCTCTACCCACAAAAACTGCTCGTTCATAATATAAACCTACAATCATAATTTAATAAAAGCTGCTTGTGTAACAAACGGAGATGGCAGCACTAACGGTCTAATTTTAGACCAGTGACACATTACGAATGACTCCATAGCCATTCTAGGGCACATCTGTGGATCTCTATTACCATGCTTATCCTCATAATACCAATGCACTACATCGTCGCATAAAATTACACCACCTGAAGGAAGCATTTCAAAACTTAAAACTAGATCACTCAAAACTGTGCTAGCAGTATGGTCACCATCAATAAAAATAAACTGAGGTTTAACACCTTGATTTCTCAGCTCTATAAGAGCATCAAATGAATTCTTATGCAGATGCGTAATATGATTTCCATATTCACATACGCTTTTATTGTGTAGAAAACTTCTATGCACTTCATCGAAATCATCACCCATCTCTACACTAGTAGAATGAGGGTCGATTGTGTAGTGATGGTAGTCTGGATTATGCGGAGCAATAAGCTCAGCCATCCATACTGAGGTCATTCCGTAATATGTACCTATTTCAATAGTAGTTGATGGTAGTCCAAATTTGTTTATAATGTAGGCAATATTGTTCTTAATTTCATCATTACCACCAACATACTCTCTATACCGATACTTCATACTACAGATCCAGGCTCACAAGCAATCCAGTATTGGAGAGCTCTAGTCATATGTTTAAAGTGGAGAAACTTAGCTTTACCGTTAGGTGTTTTAGCCACAGTTACTTCATACGCATCAGGAATAACTTTAAGATTTTCTACTGCAATGAATACATCGAAATCGTTAAAGGCGGTGCCTAAATCTTTCTTAAAGTTACTAGACGACAGGTTCTTTCTATCACCTATCGATAACATTACGTTCTGATTTTTATTAGTAACTGAAATAGTAGGTGCACCAGTAATAGCTGCAGCCTTCATAATCATCTGTACGTCATCTGCAGTAAGAGTAAATGAATATACTGGGGTATGTTCAATTTCCCCTGCAGGTGGTGCTTTTACAATATCAGCGCTTGAATAGAAATATTCGAACTTACCTTTTTCGCTTGAGATAATTAAACTCTTGTCTCCAAACTCTACTTCTTGATTCTCTACTAACGTAAGCATAGCTAGAAGAGAGTTAAGATCGTAAATATAAAACTCGTTAGGTATTTCTTCTTTGATAGTCGCTTTAGCAAAAATGCTATTAGCGTTAGATAATGTCTTTACCGTATCACCTGGGGTAAAGACCATATTCATGTTGATAGAGGCAAAGTTCTTCAACAACGAAAGTGTTTCTCCACTAAATTTCATAATAACCTCACACTAAAATAATATTATACTAGCTTTAGCTCAACATCTCTACTAAATTTGTCAACGCAGTACTGTCTCTCTTTTGCATCTAGTTCTCGTAGATCTTCTCGCTTGAAAGCCGAGTCACCATGATCTCTAAAACAAACTAAAGTATCCTTAATCATGATTGGATCACCGTAATGATAGTAAGAGCGATAAAAATATTCACCGTCTACTATCCATAAAAGATTTTCATCCATCTCTAATGCACAATCTCTTCTTACTGCATAGTTAGATGGATTACCTGTAACGTTATCCCCATTTACATACTTGTTGCCGTACCAAGGTTCACGTTGATTATAAAACTTAGTCTTTTTCTCATCACAACAAATAAAGCCAGATATTAACCACTTACCTTCTTTTATTTCAAACCCGGTTTTAATTTTAAACAATGCATTAGCATCTACAAAAAAGTCATCCATGTATAGAAGTTTAACTATATCGCCTGAAGCATATTTTAAACCATGGTTAACGTTATTAGCAGCATTCTTTATACCGCTTTTATTTTTTATGTAAACAATATCTAATACATTAGAGAATGTATCTACTATATCGTAAAGGTTATCACCTTCGCTTTGATCAGAAATAATAACTTCAAAGTTAGTATAAGTCTGTCCCATTAGGTTAGCAAAATATTCGACTAAGAACTTTTCACTAAGTCCGTCCTTCATAGTATAGACGGGAGTTACAATAGATATTTTTGACATTATACTCTTATAGGAAATAATAAAGGAGGGTGTTCAGAATTACCGAATATTTTTACTTCACCGGTCAAAGTATTAAGATAAGGTGAGCAAAATTCATCTAGTGTATCTGCTATCTCATATCCCATATCGGTAAAATTTTTAAGATAGTAAGTTTGATTCCAATAGCCTATTTCTTTTGTGTTACCATTTTGTAGTCTAAAGATAACATTATATTTTTCTAAAACTTTTCTTGCAGCTGTAGCCGATAACATTCCATTTGATATAGAAGGATGTTTAAACTTACCTAAATCTTTAGGAACCATTTCATTTATTTCATTACTAATTTCAACCATAAGACTACACACGTAAGCAGTATCTTCTTTAAAGCGTTGAATAAAAGGAAGTGAGAAGTTAGTAAAGTTAGGAAGGTAGTCGTCTTCAATTAAAAAGAAGTAATCGAATTCATTTAGATTTCTTTTAACTACATCATTCCATGCACCATAACTATATCCGTTATTAACTCTAAACAATAACTCTATATTTTTGCCGCGTGCTAGCTGTATAATTTCTTTTTTTAGTTCCTCGCTAATATCATCATTAATTACAAAACTAAAACGATTAATATTTTCAGCATAATCGCTAAACTCAATATGCTTGCGAATAAAACATAACTGGTCTTGTTTAAACGCTTCTTGGTAATAAGGAAATGTTCTGTTATCACCAATGTAAAAAGCAACTACATAATTAACCTTGGTATTCATTCAATGCCTTAGTAACTTCACTTAATTGCTTTACCCCTAACCACCAGCCATTAGGAATACAAATCTGTGTTTGCGTAAAGGAATCTACACCAGGTAATGGACCTTCAGAAAACTGAATAGTACTATCATACATATCGTTTCTAAAATGAACAGGGCTAGAAGCGATACCTCTTTCGTTAAGATAAGCTGTAAAATGATCTTTTAATCCAGGTTTAACATGCATGCTAAACAACCAATAAGAATGAGTAATGTCCCAATCCGGTAGTATCAATAAATCATTCTTTACATTTTCGATATAGTACTTAGAATTAATCCTACTAATATTTACGGATGTCTTTGCAGAAGATAAGTTAGAAATACCAATGGATGCATTAATATCATTCATATGGTACTTAAATCCAACCTGTGTAATGTTTTGCGTACAACGAAATGATTCGTTTTTTGTTCTATCTAAACCATACCAACGAAGTATCCTAGCATCTGCTTCTTTATTAGGAGGACATACTAGTATACCACCATCCCCTGTAGTTAAAAACTTAATAGCTTGAAAGCTGTAACAAATGTAATCACCTCTAGGTACACTACTATCTAAAAATACGTCCCAGGTGTGAGCAGCGTCTTCAATTACAGGAATACCAAACTGACTAAGTTTTAGATAATCACAAAACTTACCAGCCCAATTGACTGCTATGATAGCTTTTGTTTTTTCTGTGATAAGGTTTTTAACTGACTCAGGATCAATTAACCCGGTAATAGGGTCAATATCTGCCCATCGTATCCTAGCATGCCTATGATAGGCCCCTATATTAGACGCAAAACAGGTCTGAGGTGATGCAATAACTTCATCCCCTGGACCTACTTTACATAACTCTAAAGCAAGATCGATAGCAGAGGTACAGGAATTAACAGTTACAGGTCTAGTTTTAGATTTAAGTTCTCTGTGTAGCATATCTTCGAACTCTTCTACCTTAGGACCTTGACCTATAAATCCAGAAGATAGAACATCTGCAACACGAGTATGTGCTGCAGGATTCATATTTACTTTAAATAAGGGTATCATGCAAATGGCCTTATATGAGGAATATCACCGAATATATCTTTGTGAGTCTTTTCTTGAACGAACATAATGTCTATTTGTAGTAGTACACCTTCGGCTCTATGTACTTCAAATATATCATGCGGAATAAATCTACAGCTCTTCATAAACTCTAGATACTGAGTAATCTTTGGAGCTCCTTTATTATACTCAATTATGGGGCATTCCATATAAATTAATTTAGAATTTTTTACTAAATTTTTTGCACCAGAAAATACATCTAACTCAGATCCCTGAGTATCAATTTTTATGAAATCTGGTTGTGGTAACGAATATTCATCTACGACTGATTGTAATGTTCTAGCTGGTAGCTTTACAGGTGTTCTATTTTCATAATGTGCTGTAGTTTCTTTATAGTAGCTATCACCCGTATCATTACCATTATAAAATTCTACTTCATCAATCCCCGGTGAACTAAGTATACCTATGTAGTTAAATTCGTTATAGGTAGATAAGACGTCTTTGTAAATAGGGTTACCTTCAAACATATAAAAAGTAGAATCAAACAAAGGACCATTTTTCATAGCATGTGTCCAATGCCCTGCACAAGCACCAATATCATATACGTGTTTTATTTCTAGATCATTCATTCTACATTGACGTAAGAATGAATTAAGATTTGATAGTTGTGACATGTTTGTGTTCCAGTTAGATAACAGAGTCATATTTGTATTCCATAGTGAATAACTTTTCATTTTCACCAGTGATTACAAATCCTAACTTTTCATATGTTTTAAATGCGCGCGTGTTCGTTTTAAGTACTTCAAGCCTGATAGGTAATTGTTTATTACAATTATCAATCAAAAATTTAAATAACGGGGTACCTAAACCTTTATCTCTATAGTCTGGAGTTAGACCGCCGGTGAGTAAGTATTGATCCTCTTCTAAATGAATAACACCAAAGCCAGCATTAACTGCTATAACACCATGCTCAATATAGTAAGCAATATATAACTCGTATTTTTTAAAAGCGGTCTTAAACCATTCGGCTTGCTGTTCAGGGGTAATATAATCTGTACTACGCGTCATGAAATCTTTACAATCATTACGAATAGTACGAAGAATTTCAGCTTCAGCAGGAGTAGTTACACGTTTAAACACTAGCATAGAAAAACCTCATCAAATTTTTTCATTACAACCTCAGGTTTATAGTCAGCTACTCGCCGGGTCCAATCTTCGCTATAACTATGAAGATTATCAAGGATAGAAGTAATATCGTTAGCATTATTGTATAGCAGTCCGCTATCTTTTAACATCTCTAAATGGTTAAGATCATGACCATTATTCCAAGCCATGACCGGTTTGTTAAGAGATAAAAATTCTGCGATTGCTAAACCGAAGCTTTCACCTCTTTGTCTTGCATGAAGCATTACATCACAAGTATTAATAAAGTTTGCTTTCTTCTGCAGATCACTAAACTCATTTAAGTAAATTACATTAGGATGAGCATAGAACGGTGAAGTACCTACGAATAGAAAGACATATTTATCAGTCTTCTTTAAGATATTAACAATGCATTCTTTAACAAATTTAAGATCAAAAGTATAGTAACCACCTATACGGCCTACTACAATTTGATCGTCACGTATGCCAAGAAATTTTTTAAAGTCACCGTTAGGTTGAGGTAAGTTTACTATATGGGGTACATATGGTATACTACCCCCTGACATAGTATTAGATAACCATTCAGAGATGTATGCATACTTGTCACCATGAGGTTCGTTAAACTGAAAGACAGCATGAACAGCCGTCTTAACATTAGTTGGAAGTTCTTCGCGTTGACCTGAGTTTAAAAAATAAGCTAGATCAGCCTTCTCATTATCAATAACTTTTTCTAAGTTACCTGCTCTATAACCAAACACTTTAAACTTTTTAGATAAGGCATCAATAGCTTTGTTATCATTACCAAAATCTCTTTCCTCACCATAAGTCTTACAATAGGTAATAATACTTTCATTACCTAAGATCTCTTGATTGTATTTTGCGTAATCGGCAACAGCTACAGAAGTGCCTCTGTAGTTAATAGTGTTGGTATGGAATATTATTTTCACAGAACTACTTTACCTTTATAATTAAATGTAGACGATGAAATAAATCCTTCGGTTGAAAATGTCCCGTTAATAACTTCATCACAACGTTTAATAAACAATTCAATATTTTGAGCCATACGTGATTGATAAAGATGATAAACCGTATCTTCAAATACTGTTCCAATACCATAATAACCTAAACAACCTAAAGGCCAGGCACCCTCAGAAGGCTCACCCTCAAAGTAAGTAGGCCTTAAAGCACGGTAACGAATACCGTTCTCTTCTGCTTTATAACTAATCTCTTCTGCAGTATCTGAGCGATGAGTTTCAGAGAATGAAGGTTGCTTTAACGTATTATATAAACGAGTAGGCATTACATAAAAGCCAGGCGCTGCGTAAATATGCGTCTTAGGTCTAATATGATTAGACACTTGAGCAATACCTACAAACGTATTCATACGCTTGGCATAACGTATTACGTCAAATACTTTTTCTTTGCTTAGGGGAATGCAATCCGGTTCAATAGTTACTACGATATCAGATTGAGATTGCTTATGAACCTCGGACATCCAATGACCATGATTAACATTTAAATTAAAATAATTTACTGGTATATCAAAATGCTTCATAACTCTCTTATGAGCATCTAACATATCTTGATCTACATTATCCCAATGTAGAGAAACAAATTCAATTTTCATAGCACCTCCTCACCGTATTATATATCACAAATAAAAAAAGCGCCACTAGGGCGCTTGAATTATTTTACCATAATTTAGGCTTCTGACAGATGTTTGTCTAGAGCTTTCTGGTAACGATTAGCGTGACTACGTTCTGCTTTAGCTAGAGTTTCAAACCAATCAGCTACTTCATCAAAACCTTCGTCGCGAGCAGTTTTAGCCATACCTGGATACATGTCTGAATACTCATGAGTCTCCCCACTAATAGCTGCTTCAAGCATTTGACGAGCAGTTTTTGCAGGCATATTAGTACCAGGTTCACCAGCACCACCTTCGATCAAGTATTCCATATGACCATGTGCATGACCTGTTTCACCTTCAGCAGTTGATCGAAACAAAGCAGCTAGATCATTTTCACCAGCAATGTCGCATTGATTTGCGAAATACAAATAACGACGATTGGCCATCGATTCACCTGCAAATGCTTCTTTCAAACATTCTGCAGTTTTAGTTCCTTTTAAACTCATACTATCTCCTTAATAAAATTACTTCTTATTTCTACCACAAAAATTAACA